AGGGAATCGAGCCCACTCGAGTCAATGACAGTTGATTTACAGTCAACCCCGCCTCCTTAACGGATTATACCCCCGTAAGTGCGGTATTAACCGCAATATATTACAAACCTTACTTACACAACGAACTTTTGGCAGCCGCTTCTTATTTCCCTAGGGCATCGACTTTCCCGCGATGTAAGTCATTGTTAATATCTTTTTAAATAAATATGGTGGGCATGGTGAGACTTGAACTCACACGGGTTTTAACACCCGCAGGATTTTCTTACTACTCTATATCACTATAGCCGCGGAAACCGCGTTGTAGTCTGGACTATGTCTTCACCCTATCTATAAAAGACTTAGGTGGATGGTATATAGTCTCTACACATTTAATTTTTGAGCTTTAAGTGCTTTATTTTTACCACGATATGTTTCTGTTAATGCATGACAATTAGGACATAAATATCTAAGATTTTCTATTGTATTATTTGTATTATCTCCATCAATGTGGTCTATTTCTAATGAAATTTCTCCACCTTGCCAATGTCCATTGCATCCACAAGTTTCACATTTATATTCAAGAATATTGTGTCTTTCAACATAACCACGTAAAACTTTTTGTGTTACAGGGCTATTTTTACAAAATACTTCTTCTAATGAATATTTTTCATTACCTTTTATTCTATTATCTTCTTCTTTTGTTTTTCCTTTATTCCAAAGCTGTCCTGTAAAATGTGAAATATCAATATTAAATTCTTGAATTTTTTTCTTTAATGTTTCTTGGCTACCTCCGCCTTGCTTACGACCTGCTTTTTTTAGCACTTCTGCTAATGAAAAACTATCTTTACAAAGTTCTTCTAGCCATTCTTTTGTATATTTTTGTAATGCCATAATTTTCACACCTCTTATATTATTATGAAAAATATGTCTGCCTTTTTTAAAGCGTCTGCCCAAAAATACTTAGCTCGGCGTTAACTCAGTAAGTCTTTCGCCGAATTAGCCATCATTCACTTAGAAGTTTCCTATCTAAGTGCTCTATGTACGGTTTTATAAACCAGAACAAAGTCCTGTGCGTCTACCAATTCCGCCACACGCCCAAAATTATTTTATTTTTAAATATTAATGGAGCGGGTAGAGGGAGTCGAACCCTCGTATAAAGCTTGGAAGGCTTTCAGTCTACCGTTAACTTACACCCGCATATGGTGCCGTCTGCAGGAGTCGAACCCGCAATCTATTCATTACAAGTGAATTGCCTTACCATTCGGCTAAGACGGCATATAAAGGATTTGGATTGTATCTTAATGACAATCGGCATTTCTTACTGAATATTAAAGTCCGTCAGCGCGGATTACCATCAATCCTCTAATGATAACAGCATTACCTGTCTAATAGCATTTATATAAATTATAAGCGTTTTTCTATTTTTGTTTTACCATTAAAATTACCAAAACTAGACTGGGAGCTATTAATTCCAATTAACGAGTACGCTTTTACTCTCCGCTCCTTTGACAACTAGGTCAATGAGCAAAAAATTATTACATTGTAGAGCCATATTCTCTACACGGCTAAGTTTTTTTCTGCCTCTTTTACCATTTGATTGGTGGACTTCTTCGGAGTCACACTAGAAACCGAATGTTAATTCGTTAAAACTCCAGAATATGTTATTTATAAGTTTTCACTATTCCTTCAGTTTACAGTTAAGCAATAGCTAAGCGACTGTCTATCTCTTTCACCATAGCGGCGGTGAGGTTTCTTACGCCCAAACCTCACTAAACGGTGTGATCTATCTGCCAGAAAAAACTTTAACTTGGCGTGTGTGACACAGCCCACACATATATTCAAACTTTTTATTCTTTATGTATATATTATATCAAAATTTTTAATAAAAATCAATTTAATATTTTCTTTTATTTTTTCATTTGATAAATATATTATAATATAATTTTTTAATAAAATCAATTAAAAATCTTTGATCTGATTAAATGCATTTTTTACAAGTTCATATTCATACTCTTGTTTTTCGTCGTTCCAAGCTAAATCCTCTGAAATAGTTGCTTTTTCATTTTTTAAATCAAATAAACTTGGACTACCACAGCATCCGCATCCCCATATTTCTATTTCATACTTTTTTGTTAATTCTCCTAATTCTTTTACAAAAGTATCAAATCTTTCTTTCTTTGTCATTTTTATCACTCCTTCTCTTATTACATATATATTATATTATAATTTTTAATAAAAATCAAATATTTTTCTATTGAGGCATTTTTGTTTTTTTAACAATTTCTACCTTTGCAATATAATTATTTTGAATTTCAAAAGTAATATATTTACCTGAATTGACCGTGTATTTTATATTTTCTTTTTCAAGAGCTTCAACAATTTTTTGAACAATATAGTCTTTTCCTTTATCTCTCAAAGCAGATTTTCCATCATTTAGCATAAAACTATTTGTTTTCTTAAAAGATATATCATAAATTTTATCTTCTAAAAAAACTAAGTTAAAAATACCTTCTCCAACCATAGAATATTTTCTTTTATAACTATCTTGGAAAATCTCTTTTAAAAATACTTCTCCAAATGGATATTCAAACTCCCAAAAATAATCTACTTTTTTATTAAAAAACTTTTCTTTCATTTTTATCACTTCCTTTTTTATTACATATATATTATATAATATTTTTAATAAAAAATCAAAAATAAAGGTTTAACCAAACAAAAGTTTAATTAAACCAAAAATATATATACAATGCGGAAACTCGTTTTATGGTGATTAAACGCCACATTAAAGAAAGGAATATCTAGTTTTTAAGGAAAACAAGATAAAAAACCTTTGGACTATGCGATAAGATTTACACTTATAAGAGAGTTTTTCCCTATTTATTACCTCTACCCGCTAGCTTCAGGCTTGGTAGTTACCAAAATACGCATAGATAATGGCGTCTACTGAAGGATTTGAACCTTCGCGCCAGTAAAACTGACCTAACAGATTAGCAATCTGTCCTCTTCACCAACTTGAGTAAGTAGACAAAATGGTACACCATTAAGGACTTGAACCTTAGACCTCGCACTTATCAGGCGCGCGCTCTAACCAAACTGAGCTAATGGTGTATTTAAAATGGTGGCTCCGCTGAGATTTGAACTCAGGACCTATTGATTAAAAGTCAATTGCTCTACCAGCTGAGCTACGGAACCATGGTGGAGCTGAGGAAATGCCTTACTTTGAGACGGATTAGTCGATGACTTCTGCAAACTCAAAATGAAGTCCACAGTATGATGCTCTTTCTCCGTTTAAAGCTCTGCTTAAACTTTTTCTAGCTAATTCCATACTTTTTGCTTTGCTATAACCATTATCTAATAACCATTGGGCGCAGTCTTTAAGTGAATTAAAAGTTAAGTTTAATTCAATTATTTTAACAGCCTTAGCATGGTCTCCTTCTTTAAATTTACAACCATTTTTTAAATTATCTAAATTCAAATGTTTTTTAATTTCAACCCCATTTGCTTTTAATAATTTACTCATTGTTTCTGAACAACAGTTAAAATATTTTGCAGTTTCTTCAACAGATTTTAACTCTTGATATTTAGATATAGCTTCATTGATATTAATGTTTAAAGAAGTGGTACTAAGTTGTCCGCCTATTGTTAGATTATAGCCATTTTCAAAACTATTATATTTAGAAATATAAAATTTTTCTTGAAAATCTAAATCTTCATTTGGACATTCTAATATTTGTTCAACTTCAAAGTTTTCTTTGCCATATTTTTTAATTGCCGCGTCAATTCCAGTAATATTTTTTCCATTTTTAGCTTGACTATAATGTTTATACATTCTATTTTTAATCGGCGTAATTGTTTGACCAATATAAACTTTTCCATTTATTTTATTAGTTATTTTGTAAATAAAACCCATAATTATCTTTCCTTTCTATTATTATTTGAAAAAATAATAATGATAATTTTATTACCTTGTCCACCATTTTTATATTTTTATTCAAAATTGGTGGAGATGGTGGGGCTTGAACCCACGTCCAAAAACCAATTACTAATTAGAAATCTCATTCTTACCTTACAAGTTTTGTGTATACCGTTCTATCTCTACTCTTTACCATATACAAATCTCAAGAGCAAGTCTATGCAAAAAGTAAGTCATTAAAGGCGGCTGGCATAGATAGCTGGCCTTATAATGGCGGTCTTTGAATTGTTAATACGACTATGCGTTTCCCTGTCCGCTACTGGTACTTAACATAGAAGTTTCTTAGTCTTACGCAAAGGCTACGCAATTAGATGCGAATAAAGATTTAACTTTATTAGAAATTTTTGTAAATAAGTTTCCATTTATTTTTATTTATTTGCCTTTTAACTAACTGCCTAGTACTTGTATTCTAACTTTTCATCAATTCCTGTCGAAACCTAAACATCCCCATTGCGGAAATCTTTATAATTTCCTTAATGAGAATTTTATCAAAATGTCATTATTATTTATACTTATTTATATTTTTAAAATTATTATATATAAAATTCTCATTAAGCGAACTATAAAGTTCGCCATAGGAAGGTTATGATATAGCTACTTGCTGGAATTGCACCAGATTACTAGATTAATCGTCTAGTGTTCTACTGTTGAACTACAAGTAACATATGGCAGGGGCTGTAGGATTCGAACCCACACCTAGGGTTTTGGAGACCCTCCTTATACAGTTTTGAAGACTGCTGTGCTACCGTTACACTAAGCCCCTATAAAAGATGCTAATCTTTTGAGATTAAATAAATTCCATCTTTAAAATAAGCAATTCCATTATTCAAATTATCGCTCCATTCTTTATAAGATATATAATCAGTTATTTCTATATAATCTTTTGTATCTATGTTTAAATGGAAATTTTTAATAATATCTTTATAATTATTTTTCATATAACTAAACAAAGAACTTTTTGCTAAAAAATCTAAATGAAATTCAAAATCATTGAGAGTTAATGCTTCTAATATATCAAAAAATAATTCCTTCCAATAAATACTTAATTCATAATCATATTTTAAACTTAAATCATATTTGTTGATAAATACTTTTTGATTTTTTAACTCTTCTAATTGAAAGTCCTCAATTCTTTTTAATTGCATTATTTCAACTCCTTTTTCTTTTGGTGGGCCTGTCAGGACTTGAACCTAAAACAGCTGAATTATGAGTTCAGAGGTCTAACCAATTGACCTACAGGCCCATCTGGTAGCGGTAATAGGACTTGAACCTATGGTCTATCGGGTATGAACCGATTGTTTTAGCCAACTAAACTATACCGCTATAATGGTTGCGGAGGTGGGATTTGAACCCACGATCTTCGGGTTATGAGCCCGACAAGATAGACCAGGCTTCTCTACTCCGCGATAAATAATTGCCGTAACCCCGTTTTTATAAGGTGCTTTCTGCACTCGGCACTGACCAACCACCTATAAAATTAATTTTCTATTTTCTTTTTATATCTACGACCTGAACCAGCAGGATGTTCTTTTGCAAAAGCTGCAGCCGCTTCCTTTATTTCTTTTCCTCTTGCTGTTAAATATTTAGCTGCTTGAGGGTTTCTTTTTAATTTTTTATTAGTTTTTCCTTTTTTATCTAAATTAATTTGAGTAATCGTATATTGACCTTCTCCTGATCCAGATTTACCTTTTCTTTTAGCCATATTTTAATTCCTCCCTTTCTTTTTATTACATATATATTATATAACATTTTTTAAAAATAATCAATTAAGATTAAATATTTTAGTTTAAAAATTTAACAAAGAGCAATTTTTAATAAACCAAAACCCCAATTATAAAATTGCTCCTTTATTTAACTCATTCAAAACTCCATAAATTAATAATAAAGTTGATAAATGAGGCGGAACTCTCACTTTATTCTTATTCAATATATTATAAAATGCTTTAATTATTATATTAATTTGAGGAATATAATAATTATTCAGTTTAAAACAACACAATTATAAAATATTGAAATAAGAATATAGACCATTTTCTATCTTTGCCATCTTTAAAATCTTTTTACTTCTGTTAAGACTCAAGAGAATATCGTCACATTATTGTTTTGATACAATAGTTTGCTGTCTATCTCTTTGTTATTGTTAAATAAATTGTTAAATTTTAATTAAGTATCCTTATGATATTTCTACGGACTAGATACTTAATTTATCTCCAATAAATAATTACTGCTGATTAGTCCTATGAGAAATTGGTTAAAATCCACCAACACCGCGTGGAGGTTTTCTCTTGTTGGCATAAGAAAATATCAAGAATAAAAAACAATATGTTTTATTTTATATAATATCTATTTGTATATTTTCTTTTTCTTCTTTTTTTAATGGTATTGTAATATACAAAAGCCCATTTTTCATTGTTGAAGTAATATTTTTTATATTTAATTGTGCGGTATCAAGAGCAAATCTAGAACTAATAGAATATTCTTTCTTAGTTAATTCATCTATTGATTTTCCTTCAATTAAAATATATGTATTTCCACTTTCTTTATTTAAAGAAATTTTTAAATCTTTTTTATCTATGCCTAAAACATTATGAACAATAATAGTTTCTTTTTTATTGTTAATAATAGAATAAGGATGCATATCTTTTTCATCTCTATTAAATTTATAACTCTTTTTGTCCCAGTCAAAAGAATTAAAAAGCTCATCAAAGTCAAATAAATTGTCAAAATCTAACATACTAAAATCTCCTTTCAAAAACAATCTTGATATTTTCCTTGTAATAATTATTACTTTTTATTACATAATAATTATATCAAAATTTTTAATAAAAGTCAATTTATGCGGCAACTAATTTACATTCTAATATAATAAATCTATCTTTTAAATATGTTAAATAATTTATATCTTTAATTGTAGCTAAATGTTTATATCCACAATCATCTATATATATAATTTTATAATAAGGTGGTGTGATAACTTCCTCTCTTTCTTCATCATAATTATCAAATATTCTTTCTTTTTCTTTCATAATATATTCCTCCTTATTTATTTTTACAAATATATTATATAATATTTTTTAAAAAAAATCAAGCGGAAAATTTTCCCGCTATCTTACTTTTATGTTTGTTGTAATGACAGAGTTAGGATTGGAAACAAATAAATCTATCAAGTTTTTTTTCATACAAGCTCCACAACTATCTAATACAATTCCTTCATAAGTTTGCCCATTAATTTCTAGTATTAAAACATCATAATATTTAAAATATTCTTTGTTTTCTATTTTTGTATATCCATGTTTTAATAAGTATGTAGTTGCAGTTCCCAAAACTAATTTCCCTTGATAAGTATACCAACCCTTATCGTTTATTTGAAAATCTTTTTCACATAAACCTGAACCAGTACAGCTGCCAGTTGAACATTCATCTCCACTATAAAAACTGGTTATTTTATAGTTTCTACTTAGTTTTTTAATTGCACTTCACAACTATTTAATTTTTGATTTAATTCACTTATAGTTTGATTTTGATTTGTAACTGTTTCAGTTAAAGCTTCTTTCATAGAATAAACATCTTCTAATTCTGCTTTATATTTCACAACTATCTTATCTTGTTTATCTATTTCTTTATTTTTATTTTCTATTATAGATAAAAACTTAATATTAAAAAATAAAGAAAATAAACAAACTACTGATATTATTATATTTATTATTTTTTTTATCATTTTTATTCGCTCCTATAAATTTAACATTTTTGCTAATCTACTAACAGTATCTTTTTCTTCTTGAGTTGGCTCTATATGCTGAATACTTTCTTCTTTTTTATTAGTTTCAAAATTGATTTCATTTTTTTCATTTTCACCTGGGATTTCTATATCTCCTCCTTGGTTTACATTAGTTTTCGCACAAGTTAAAACTAATTTTAATTGAACCTCTTCCCCATTTTCAATCATAGGAATTCTAATTTCTTTTTCATATTTAAAACTGCCTTCAAAAGTATCAAGTATTTTTTTAGATACTATTTCTTTACTTACGCTTCCTTTTAATGCCATAAAAAATTCTCCTTTCTTTTTATTATGTATATTAATTATATAATTATTTTTTTAATAAATCAATTTTTTCTTGTAAATTATTAGGTATTTTTTCTTTATCTTTTGTTAATATAAAATCTTTTGAGGATAAAGTTTGAGACAAATCAAAAATATGTTTACATATTTCGCATTTATTTTTATTACATTTTTTTTCACATTCAATTCGATAAGTTGAAAAAGTAGGAATTATATTTCTATTATCAATAGGAGATTCTATTCCAATAATAATTTCTTTTAATTCGCCGTTCCAAGTTTTTAGTTCTTTATATATATTTAGTATAACATTTTCATTTGTAGTAATAATTTCTAATACATCTATATATTGAGAATAGAAATCTACATCATCAGGGCGAATAAAGAATTTTTTATAATCTTCTGTATTTTTTCAAGCGGACTGTGCAATGTTTGGGAATGCTCTAATAATAATATTTTCTTTTTCGGCTAATTGTTTTATTGTAATTAAATTAAAACCAAGATCCTCAGTAATATAAATATCAGAAACTCCCATTTTTATTAATCCACAAAATATATCAAGATTATATGCATAATAATTTAAAAAGAAATCTATTTTATTTTTTTTCATTTCATCTATTAATTTTTGTTCAATATCTTTTTGAACTCTTAGCGCCATTTGAATATCTTTATTCTCTTTTTTAATTTTTATTATTGTTTTTAATATTTCTTCATTTAAATTAATATTATCAAAAGCAATAATGATTCTTTTTTGCGGATATTGAAGAAGACATTCTAAAAAATCTTTCTTTTCATTGTATTGAATTAAAAGCTCTTCAGCCTGTTCAATAGCCGTTCTACTACTTTTTTTATAGGTGATACAATATTTCATAAATCCTCCTTTAATTTTAAAAAGAGGCGGAAATAGATAAATATTATCCGCCTATTTTTATTATATTAATTTGTATGCTTTTTGAGTTTTATTTGTTTCTTCATTTCTTAAATCTGTTTTAGTTGCTAAACCAGCTTTTACTAATGAAGTTAATCTTGCGGTAATTTTTGCTTTTGTAATATCTTCGCCTTCGATTTGGCTTAGAATAGTATCAATAGTTTGATATTCATCTGTTAAAACAGATTGAACAACTTCTCTTAATTCATCTCCATTTGCTTTCTTCTCAGCAGCTTTTTCTTTTGCTTTTTCTGCTTTTGTTTCAATTGATGCTACTTGTTTATTAATAAATTCTAATAATTCTTCTTTAGATATTTCAGTTTCAATATCTTTACTTTCTTCTACTATTTCTTTTAACATAGCATAATAATCTTTTTTTGTAATTTTCTTTTCCATATATTTTTCTTCTCCTTTTCTTTTTTTATTTACATTTATATTATATCAAAAATTTTTATAAAAATCAATCTAGGTAGGAAGAGTCTTCATAGTCAGAAAGATCTTCTGCATTTTCTTCTTCAGAGTTCTCTTCTAATTCTTCTAAATCTATTTCTTCTTTCTTCTCTTGCTCAATCTGTTCCATAATCGCCAAATCAAAACCATTAATTTTGTTTTCTCTTAGTGAACTCATAAAATCAATTTTAAACATATTAAATCCTCCTTTTTATATTTATTTTTTAAAGTATAAATACTAATCATTCCATCCTGAATAATCCATTAAAACAGGTTTTAAATTAATATATCCTATATTTCCATTATGTAAATCATTAATTTCCATATATTGTATGAATTCAATTAACTTATTGAAAATCTTTTCTCCAAAATAAGCTAAAACATCTGCCAACCAATTTTCATCACATGCCCAAAAACATTGTTCTTTACATAGTGAAATTACTTTTTCTTTATCTTGTGGTGTGTGACATGAACTAGCTCCATAATCATATACTTTTACATACTCTTGTTTATAAATAGGATAATTATTTATTTCTGCAATTTTTTCTGTTTTTGCAAAACAATTTTCAATACCAAAATCTTTTGCATTTTCATATATATCCGCTTCGGCTTGACAATAATTCCAACCATTATCATATCCGCCTGCATTACAAAAATCTTCACAGCTATCATAATATTCATTAAATTCACTATTAGAACTATCATTACTAGAATTATATCCAATACTACCAGAAAAAGGAATTTTTATCACATAACCAAAATCTTCAAATATTAATGCTAATTTTGAAGCTCCAGCATCATAACTAAAAGATTTTTTATATTTATGCTTAAAATAACATATTACATTATCATAATAGTTTTCACTATTCAAACAATAAAAATCACATTCTTGTAAAGCATTCAAGATTTCTTGTAAATCTTTATCCATAATATCACTTCCTTTTCTTTTTACATATATATTATATAATATTTTTAATAAAAAATAAAATAATTATTTTTATTGCAATTTTAACACTTTCTACGAAAAATTTTATTTAATATATATAAAGGATATATAAATTATAATTATTTTTTTTAAAATATCAATAAAGTTTTTTGAAATAATTTTTATTAATATTTACTTGACATTTATATTTTTTTTTGATATAATTTATATATAAATGGGATTTAAGAAAACGAATAAAATATTAGATGAAGTTATAAATAATGTTGTTCAATAACATTATTATTATATTATTAGTAAATACGATAAAAGACAAATTTTTGGTGTATTTACTTATGGAAAAATTAATTATGAATTTGCTACTCAAGAACGAGATATAAAAATTATAGATGGAACAATATTACAATTAAAATAATTAAATTTGATTAATAAAAAAAATTATTTTATAATATTTATGCAATTTAAAAAAGAAAGGAATTGATAAATATGTGTAAAATAATTTTACCTTCTTTAAATTTAAGAATTGAAAAATGGAGATGGAATAAAGAATATAGAATATTTGTTTCTTCTTTAGGAAATTTTAAAGATGAACATAAAAAAAATATGCCTATCCGTATTAGTAGTAAAACAGGATATTGTATGATAGAAACACCATATGGCATTAAACAAGCTCATAGATTAGTATTATTAACTTTTAAACCTATTCCTAATGCAGAAAGTTTAACTGTCGACCATAAAAATCATAATAAAAGAGATAATAATTTAAGCAATTTAGAATGGTTAACTAGAGAAGAAAATCAAGCAAAGGCACAAGCAGATTTATATACTAATAAAAATGAACCAAATCAAGGATGGAAATATAAACAAATCCAAGCAGGTGGAAAAATTCACAAAGATATGGATGCAGCTATTGATTATGCAATTTCTTGTATGAGTAAAAATGGAACTACTCCAAATAGAGGAAAAGTTCAATATAAAATTCAACGAGCAATTAGTAATAATACACCTTATTTAAAGAAAAAATGGGAAATTATAAATAAAAGAAAGGAAGATATAATATGTTAAATAAGAAAAAAGAAAGAGAGTTAGCTTATGTTGTAAAAATTGATAATATTTTACCTATCGAAGGAGCTGAAAGAGTAGAACAGGCGGTTGTAGGTGGATGGCATATTATGGTAAGAAAAAATCAATTTAAAATTGGAGATTATGCAATTTATTTTGAAATTGATTCAAAAGTACCTCAAAGAGAACCTTATATGTTTTTAGCAGATAAACATTTTAAAATAAAAACTCAAAAATATTTTAAAGGTACAGTAATTTCTCAAGGACTTTTAATGTCTTTTGATGATTTTAAAGATGATTTTGGAGGAGCTCCAGTGTGGCTACTTAGTGTAATATCTATGATAAACAATAGAAAGCTTATAGGAGAAGATCCTCTTGAAGACCCTATTTTTCTAACTAAAGAACTAGGAGTTACTTATGCAGTAGAAGAAGATAATAAAAGAAAAGCAAATATAAATAAATATGATAAAATGTATCAAAGACATTTAAAATTATTTAAAAAACATAAGATATTAAGAGAAATCTTTCAATATGAACTAGGAAAAAAAATATTATTTATTTTCTTAGGTAAAAAAAGAGATACTAGAAATTGGCCTTCATGGGTCGTAAAGACAGACGAGGAAAGAGTTCAAAATATGCCATTTTTATTCTCTAGTAATTCAAATGAAAAATGGGTTGTAACAGAAAAAATTGATGGAACATCTACAACTTTTACTATGAAAGGGAGAGGAAAAAAGAGAGAATTTTATGTTTGTTCAAGAAATGTTAATTTTGATAAACCTGAAAAAGCAGAAAAATGCTATTATGAAAACAATGTATATATTGAAATGGCAGAAAAATATAATGTAGAACAAGTACTTGCAAATATTTTAGAAAATCATCCTGAGTTAGATTTTGTAACTTTACAAGGTGAAACTTACGGTAGTGGAATTCAAAATAGGACTTATGGATTAACTGGACATGATTTTATGGCTTTTAATTTGATATTTGGTTATAAAGATGGTAAAAAAGAAAGACTTAATCCTATTGATATGACTTCAATTTTAGTAAATACTTATAATATTCCTTGTGTTCCTATTTTAGAGATTATGTCTTTACCAGAAACAATGGATGAAATGATTAAATATGCAGATGGAAAATCAAAAATAGATGGAGAAATGAGAGAAGGAGTAGTTTTAAGAACTTTAGATGGAGTTAAGAGTTTTAAATCTGTTTCTAATGACTTTCTTATTAAATATCATCAATAAAAACAAGTTTTGTCTTAATCGACAAACTTGTTTTTTTATAAAATAAATGATATAATATTTATATAAAATGAAAGGAATTGATAATATGAGTAAAAATTATAAACAAATACAAAGTAAATTTTTCTGCACAAAATGTGGAAAAGAAGGACTTCCAGTATATAGAAAAATGGGACAAGAAAGAAAGTCAGGACATTTAAAAAAATTATACTGTTTATATTGTGGAGAAGAAACAAATCATTGTGAAATAAAAGATTATGGAAAATATACTTATGAAGATTTTGAACAAGAATTTAAAATGGGTAGATTTGTAGATGGAAAAAGAGAAGCTATTGAAGATTGTATAAATTGTTCAAAAGATAATTGCCCTTTTAATTTAAATGGGAAATGTTGGAATGCAAATAATTCTGTTCAATGTTCTCATAAGCCAAAGGAGGTTTAATAATATGAATAATACATTAGTGTTAATGTGCGGTGCTCCAGGATCAGGAAAAACAACAATAGCAAAGAAATTAATGTGTAATAATGATTTATATATATCAAGAGATGAAATCAGATATTCAATGATTTCTGATGAAGATGAATATTTTTCAAAAGAAAAAGAAGTTTTTAATGAATATATTAAACAAATTGATGAGGCTTTAACAAAAAATTATCATTGGATTTTTGCAGATGCAACTCAATTAAATGAAGCATCTAGAAGTAAAGTATTAAATCAATTAAAAAATAAACCAAATCAAACAATTGTTATATATATGACTACCTCATTAGAAGAAACACTAAAAAGAAATAGACAAAGGACAGGAAGAGCATTGGTTCCTGATGATGTTGTTAAAAAAATGTATAAATCAATGCAAAAGCCAACTGAAAAAGAAAAAATAGACATTACATTTTTCTCTAATGGTGGAGTTGTGTGATAGAAAGGAATGATATAAAATGGAAGAAAAGAAAATTTGGTTTACTTCAGATACTCATTTTTACCATAATAAAGAATTTCTATGGGGCGGAAGAGGTTTTAATTCACTAGATGAAATGGTTGAAAAATTTATTCAAAATTGGAATTCAGTGATTAAACCTAATGATGAAGTATATCATCTTGGAGATGTTATGCTTAATGATACGGAAAAGGGTATTGAAGCACTTAAAAAACTAAATGGGAAAATTCATATTATTCGCGGTAACCATGATACAGATCAAAGGGCAGCCGCCTATTTAGAGTGTCCTAATGTTATTGATGTTCAATGGGCTACTATGATAAAATATAAAAAAAGAATGTTTTATCTTACTCATTTCTATGCTGTTGCGAAAACACCTATGGATGGAGAAAATAAACAAGGTATTATTGTTCTTCATGGTCATACTCATCAGACTACCAACTTTACAAATGACAATTATTTTGTCTACCATGTAGGAGTGGATTCTCATAATTTTTTCCCTGTGTCTATTGAAGAAATTATTGAGGATATTGGGAAGAAAAAACAAGAATATAATCTTAGAAAGGAGAAATAAAAATGATAAAATTAGCACAAGCAGATTTTGAAGATGGTTTTTCTTGCGTGTCTATTGATACAGATTGCGGAAAGTTTTTTGGTGTAGCAAATGTTCACCCAGAAGATGCAGATATTCAATCTAGTTTTATAGGATGTGAAATTGCTGAATATAGAGCCACTATTGCTTACTTTAAAGAAAAATTAAAAAGATTAAATATAGAAATTAAAACATTAGAAAATCTAAGAAATGATTTTATAAAAACATATAAAGAACAATATCACGAATGTATATTGTTAGAAAAAAGATTAAAACAAAAGCAAGAATTAAAAAAAGAATATAAGAAAAATATTCAATCTTTAAAAGATATAATTAAAAATAAAGTAGAAAATAGAATTATTATAGTTAATAAAATAAAAGAAAAATCAAATAAAGAAGAAAAATAATCTTTATTTGATTTTTTCTTTGTTTAATGTTATAATTTATATAAAAAGGAGGAGTTTTTATGATTAATATTTATTGCGATGGTTCTAGTAAAGGTAATCCTGGAATTGGAGGTTTTGGTATTGCCGTAATAGAAAATAATATTTATGTAGATATTTATAGTAAACAGTATGAAAATATTACCAACAATCAAGCAGAATTAAAAGCATTATTATTTGCTCTTGGTTTAGCAACTACTAAATATAATTTAGATAAAGTTACAATTTATTCTGATTCGGCGTATACAGTTAATTTATTTAATAATTGGATTTTTATGTGGGCTCGAAATGGTTGGTTAACCGCAAATAAAGAACCTATAAAAAATAAAGAGTTAGTTTTACAATTATATGATTTTGCAAAAAAAGAATTTCCTAATTTCTATGTTACAAAAGTTTCAGGACACAATGGCATTATAGGGAATGAACTGGCGGATGCTGCCGCAACATTTAATCAGGCAAAATTAGAAAAGATTTTTTTAGAAAATAAAGATATAATCGTAAAAGGGAAAGTATTTGAAAATTTCTAAAAAATATGATATAATAAATATGAAAAAATGAGAAAGGAGAAATTTATGGATAATAAATTATATAATAAAGACTCAATTGAATCTCTTTCTCCATTAGAATTTACAAGACTAAAACCAGGTGTTTATGCGGGTGATACTACATATTCTACTCAATTATTAGTTGAAATAGTTTCTAATGCAGTGGATGAATTTAGATTGGGACATGGTAAAGCAATAGATATTTTAATAAATAATGAAGATAATAATACAAATATTATAGTTCATGATTATGGACAAGGATTTTTAGTTAATGAAATGCGTGAGGATGGAAAATCTGTACTTGAAGCTGCATTCAGTGTTTTAAATACTTCAGGAAAATATCGTTCAGATGGAACTTATGAAGGAACATCTTTAGGTTCTTTTGGTATAGGTTCTAAAATTACAACTTTCCTATCTCATAAATTAAAAGTAACCACTAATAGAGATGGAAAAAGTGAAACTGTATATTTTAAAGAAGGTGTATTTGAAAAAAGAGAAACTGGTGCTATTGATAGCGGAATAAGCGGAACAACAGTAGAATGGACTCCAAGTGAAGAATTCTTTACTCATACATCAGTAGAAGAAAATAAAATTAAATCATTATTAAATACTATTAGTTGTTTATGCCCTGGCTTACATATAAATTGTAATATTAATGGAGAACAATTTAATTATTATTCTGAACATGGATTAAATGATTTAGTTGATGAAGCTGTAAAAGGAAAAGAAATAATAACAAATAGATTTAATATGCAATATAATGAGGGAAAAGAAAAGTTAGATATGGTATTAACTTATACTTCTAATTATTCACTTACTCTTATACCTTATGTTAATACAGGTTTAACAGAGAAAGGACCTCATATAACTCAAATTAAAACAATTATAACAAAAGAATTTAATAAATTTTTTAGAGATAAGAAATGGTTAAAAGATAAAGATGAAAATTTAACTGGAGATGATATTCAAGAAGGAATGTATATAGTATTTAATATGACTGCCCCTAATGTTGCGTATGATGCTCAAGTTAAATCAACAGTAACAAAATTAGATATGTCTAACTTTGCATCTATTATTGCAGTTAATCTTCAATATTGGTTAACTTCTAACGAAAAAGAAATAAAAACTATCTTTGATAAAGCAGCAGCAGCTAGAAAAGCAAGAGAAGCAGCAAAGAATGCAAGAGAAAGAGTTAGAGAAACTAATAAGAAAAAAGAAAAAGTATTAAAATTTGATAGTAAATTAGCAGATTGCTTTAGTAAAGATAGAAGTAAATGTGAAATATATATTACAGAAGGAGATTCTGCAAGCGGAAATTTAAAAACTGCTCGTGATAATGAATTTCAAGCGGTTATGCCTGTTCGTGGAAAAATCTTAAATACTCAAAAAGCAACTTTAGATAAAATCCAAAAAAATGCAGAAATTATGACAATGATAGATGCTTTTGGATTAACTATTGATACAAAAAGTATGAAAGTTACTTATGAACCTGAAGATTTAAGATATGGTAAGATTATTATAATGTCAGATGCCGATGTAGACGGTGCCCATATTAAAAATCTTTTCTATACTTTTATATGGAATTTCTGTCCACAATTAATTATTGATGGATATGTATATGCTGGTGTGCCACCATTATATAAAATTACAATAGGAAAAGAATATAAATATATTAAAAACGATGAAGAATTAGAAAAATTTAAAGCAGCTAACCCTGGAAAGAAATTTCAAGTAAATCGTATGAAAGGTTTAGGAGAAATGTCAGTAGAGGAAACAGAACAAACTTTAACAGATCCAAATGAAAGAATTTTAAAACAAATTACAGTTGAAGATGTTGAAGCGGCAAATGTTTTATTTGACCAATTAATGGGAACTGGTATTATCGCACGAAAAGAATTTATAAAATTACATAGTAAAGAAGCTATGTATAATCAAGAGTAAAAGAAAGGAGAATAGAAATGAATAATGATTTAGTAAAAGAATTGGGAACTAATTTTATAGAATATGCTGTAGCTGTTAATACTGATAGAGCTATTCCTGATGCTACATCTGGTTTAAAACCAGTTGCCAAAAGAATTTTATGGTCAGCTTTTGAAGAAGGAAGAGTTTTTTCTAAACCTCACGTAAAAGCAGCTCGTATTGTTGGAGATGTTATGGGTAAATATCATCCTCATGGAGATTCAAGTATTTATGGAGCTATGGTTAGATTATCTCAACCTTGGGTTATGAGATACCCTTTAATAGATTGGCATGGAAATAATGGAAATATTGCAGGTGATGGTCCTGCGGCAGCTCGTTATACTGAAGCAAGGCTTTCTAAAATTGCAGAAGAAGGATTATTATATGGAATTAAAAAAAGAAATGTAAACTTTATTCTAAACTATTCTGAAGATGCAGAAGAACCTGAAACACTTCCTTCTATTTTTCCAAATTTATTATGTAATCCAAATAGTGGTATTGGAGTTGCAATGGCTTGTAATTGGCTTCCGCATAACTTAAATGAAGTTGCTAAAGCAATTGAAGATTATATGAATGGTGAAGAACCTAATTTACCAGGCCCTGATTTTCCTACAGGAGGAATTATTATAAATGCAAAAGATATTCCTACTATTATGAAAACTGGTCATGGATCTGTAAAAGTTAGAGCAAAATATAAAGTTGAAAAAGAAACTAATTTAGTTTTTTATGAAATTCCATATGGAACTACCATTGAGGGTTTGTTAACTCAAATTGGAGAGGTATGCGATAGTAAAGAAGTTGAAGGAGTTTCTGATGTCAGAGATGAAAGTAATAAAAAAGGACTTAGAATTGTAGTTATATGCAACAAAGGAATTAATCCAGATTCAATTGCAAAAAAATTATTTTTAAAAACCGATTTGCAAACATCTATTTCATATAATCAAGTTGCCCTAATAAATAAAACTCCTACTGAATTGAATTTAAAACAATGTATTGATATTTATATTGAACACAATATAAAATGTATTATTAAAGAAGCAGAATTTGATTTAAATAAGGCAAAAGCAAGATTAGAAATTGTAAATGGTTTATTAAGAGCATTAGAAGATATTGATAATATTATTGCTTTTATTAAAAAATCTGCAAGTAGTGCTGCTGCAAAAGATGGCTTAATAAAAGAATATGGTTTTACTGAACCACAAGCAAAAGCTATTGTAGATATGAAACTTGGTAAATTAGCTGGATTAGAAAAAATAGAATTAAATAATGAAAAAAATGAATTAGATAAAACAGTAAATGAATTAACTTTACGCATTCAAAAAAGAGAATTACAAGAGCAAGTATTAAAAGAAAGATTAGAAGATCTAGTTAAAAAATATGGAGATGCAAGAAGAACTGAATTAACCAATATTGAAATTCCAAAAGAGGAAAAAGAAATTGAAACTGTAACTCCAGAAAATGTTGTTGTAGTTATTAATAAAACAGGAGAAATAAAAAGAATTGCAAAAACATCTTTTAGAACTCAAAGAAAGGGCGGAAAAGGTGTTAAAACTGAAGATGATGCTGTGCTAGGTACTTTCTCGACAAACACAATAGATACATTATTAGCTTTTACAAACACAGGAAAAATGTTTAGATTATTAGTAGATAACATTCCTGCAGGTACAAATGCTTCAAAAGGAGTTGGAATTGGAAGCTTAATAAATTTAGAACCATCAGAAAAGGTTATTGCAGCTACAACACTAGAAAGAAAAAATGATAAAAAATATGTAGTATTTATGACTAAACAAGGATTAATAAAGAAGACATTATTAGAAGAATACACACAAACTAAAAGAAGTACTGGTATTGCAGCTATAAAACTTAAAGAAGGAGATTCAATAGCTAACATAGAATTAATGAATGAAGAAGAAATGATTATAATTACTAAAAAAGGTATGTCAATTCGCTTTGAAACTAAAGATATTACAGCTATTGGTAGAGTTGCATCAGGAGTAAAAACTATAAAATTAGATGTTGATGATGAAGTATTAGTAGGATTACCAATTCTAAATAAAGAAGATCAAATTGCGATTTTTACTCAATATGGATATGGAAAGAAAACTAAAATAGAAGAATTTCCTTTACAGGGAAGAGCTGGAAAAGGTGTTGTTATTTATAAAACAACTCCAAGCACAGGAGACATTATTGGTGCTTCTATAGTAAATGATGAAAGTAATTTATTGTTAGTTGGAAAAACTTCAATCTGCATTTCCGCAAAAGATGTTCCACTATTAGGTAGACCAGCAACAGGAAATATAATGATCAAAAATGGAATTTTAAATTCAGTAGTAGAACTATAGAAAGGAGTATCATATGGCACAAGAAATTAAACAAACATCTTTAACTATTGAAATTCCTTTTGAGGAATATAAAGAACTTTTAATAATTAAAGGTCGTTATGAAGAATTAAAATCTCAACAAAATATCCCATGGACAGTTAATCCTAGAGGCACGACTATTACTTATAAAAACACAAAAGAACAAGATAAAGAGTTAACTCCTCCATATAAAGTGACTTGTTAAAAGTCACTTTTTTGATTTTCTTTTAAAATAATGATATAATTATTATAGAAAATGAAAGGAGAAGATAATATGATAGAAAAAATTATCGGCTTACTTTTAGTAACCAATATAACGGTTGAAGAAATGGAAGAAATTAAAGATTATTTAGAACAGCTTGAAGATGATGCAAATAAACTTTCTTGCCTTGAAGCTTGTGGCGTTGATAATTGGTTTGGATATGATGAAGCTATACATGAATATTATAATAGTAAGGAGGAATAAGATATGAATCCAGATAATGCGTATATAAATAAAATACAAGAATTAGTAGATAAATTAAATTATTATACTAAATTATATGATGAAGGAAATCCTGCAATTAGTGATAAAGAATGGGATGATATGTATTTTAAATTACAAGATTTAGAAAATTTTTATGGAGTATATCTTTCAGATAGCCCAACTCAAAATATTAATTATCAAGTTGTAAATAAATTAAATAAAGTAAAACATAATCACCCTATGTTATCACTTGATAAAACTAAATCAATAGATGCAATAAAATCTTTTTTAGGTAATAAAGATTTTATTTGTATGGCAAAAATGGATGGTCTAACTTGTTCTTTAAGATATTTAAATGGGAAATTAGTATCTGCGGAAACCCGCGGAAATGGTATTGAAGGAGAAGATATTCTTCATAATGCTTTACAGGTAAAAAATATCCCTAATAAAATTAATTATAAAGAAGAATTAATTATAGATGGAGAAATAGTTTGTACTTATGATGATTTTAAAAGTTTTGAAAAAGAATATAAAAATCCTAGAAATTTTGCAAGCGGTAGCATAAGATTATTAGATAGCAAAGAAAGCTCAATGAGAAATCTTACTTTTGTTGTGTGGGATATTATAAAAGGTTTTGATGAAGAAAAAGAAAGTCGTAAATTATTAACAGGATATTATAATGAAAGATTAAGCAATAAATTATTAAAGGCAGATGAATTAGGTTTTACTATTGTTCCTTTTGAAGTTAATTTACCTGAATATAAAACAATAGAGCAAATTATGGAAATAGTAAAAAAATCTAGTTCTATATACCCAATTGATGGATTAGTTTTTAAGTATGATAATTGTGATGAATATATCTCCGCAGGTAAAACAGACCATCATTTTAAAGGTGGATTAGCATATAAATTTTATGATGAAGAATATGAAACTACTTTATTAGATATAATTTATGATGTAAGTAGATTCGGACAACTTACTCCAGTTGCTGTTTTTGAGCCAATAGAAATTGAAGGAACAGTAGTAGAAAAAGCAAGTTTACATAATTTGTCTGTTATGGAAGAATTATTAGGAAAAATTCCTTATATTGGACAAAAAATATGGATAATAAAAAGTAATCAAATAATTCCTCAAATTGTAAGATCCGAGAAAATGGGCAATGATAATTAAATATATAACATAAGTTTTTATATTATATAAAGGAGAAATAATATGAAAAAAATAGACTTAACTGGACAAAACTTTGGTAATTGGATAGTTTTATATGAATTAAAAGAAAGAAAAAATAAAAAAATTTATTATCATTGCAAATGTATTTGTGGAAAAGAAAAGGATGTAATGGGACAACATTTAAAAGATGGAACTTCAACAAATTGTGGATGTTTAAGAGATAAAAAAACAAGTCAAAGACAATTCAAAGATATCACTAATCAAAAATTTGGAAGATTAACTGCAAAATCTATAGCTGGAAAGGATAAAGATGGACATATTTTATGATATTGCGATTGTGATTGTGGAAATAAAAATATAATCAAAATGGGTAAAATTCTTAGACAGGGAGAAACATTAAGTTGCGGTTGTATAAAATCTAAGGGCGAAGAAATAATTGCGAAAATATTAAGGGATAATAATATTATATTTGAACAAGAAAAAAAATTTAATAATTTTATTTATAAAGATAGCAATAGAAAAGCTCAATTTGATTTTTTTGTAAATAATAAATATCTTATAGAATTTGATGGAAAACAACATTTTAATATTGAGGGATGGAATGATAATAAGACATTAGAAAAAAACCTTGAACATGATAAATTAAAAAATGAATATTGCTTAAAAAATAATATTCCATTAATAAGAATACCATATACTCATTTAAAAAAAATATGTTTAAATGATTTACTACTAGAAACAAGTAGTTTTATTGTGAAAGGAGAATAAAAATGAATATTATAGAAATACCTAAAACTTGTCCTATTTGCCAAGCCCCAACTATTATTAAAGATAATAATGGAGTAAAAACATTATGGTGTAGTAACGAGCAATGCAATGGACGTCTTGTTAATAAAATTTGTAATTTTTTTGGAAAGAAGGGTTTAGATGCTAAAGGAATTTCAAAAGCAACTATTGAAAAACTTATTAACTGGGGATGGGTTAACAAAATCTCAGATATGTTTGAATTATCAGCCCATGCAACAGAATGGAAGAACATTACAGGTTTTGGTGAAAAGTCTGTTAACAATATTCTCCAATCCATCAGAGAGAGTTGCGATACTAACCTCGAATCCATTATCAGTGCTGCAGGCATTCCACTTATTGGAAGAACAGTTGCGAGAGATCTTTCCAAAAAATTTGATGGATATGGTGAGTTTAGAGAAGCAATCAAAAATGGTTTTGATTTCACTCAATATGGCGGATATGGATATGAAATGCAAAAAGCAATAAGTGAGTTTAATTATAATGAATTAGATAATATAGTTGAAAAATATTTGACTATCAAAAAAAATAATGATATAATAAATACAGAAAAACTTAAAGATATTACTTTTTGTATTACAGGAAAAGTCAATATATGGAAGAATAGAGATGAATTATCTCAAACAATTATGTTGTTAGGTGGAAAGGTTGTTGGATCAGTTAGTAAAAATGTAAATTATTTAATAAATAATGATATAACTAGTAACTCATCTAAAAATTTAAAAGCCAAAGACCTAGGTATTAAAATTATTTCTGAACAAGATTTTCAAAAAATGTTTGACATTCAAAAATAATTTTGATATAATATATATAGAAAAAAAATAAAAGTTTTTCAATAAAAGCGAAGATAAAATAGTCGCAAATATTATATATATTATTGACAAAAAAAAATAATTTTGATATAATATATATGTAAAAGTGATAAAAAATCACAAAAGAAAAATAAACTAGAAAAAGAAGGAGAGAAAGAAAATGTTAAAAGAAAATAGTTTAAAAGTATTTAATTATGTAAAGGAAAATGATGGAAAGAATATGACTGCTGCTGATATCGCAGAAGGAACTGGATTAGAAGTTAGACAAGTAAACGGAATCGTTACATCTGCATTCCAAAGAAAAGGATTAATGGAAAGAGTTCCAGCTGAAATAGAATTAGAAGATGGTTCTCACAAAGCAGTTAAATTCGTTAGATTAACTGATGAAGGAAAATCATTTGATCCAACTGCTACAGACGCTGAATAATAAATAAAAAGTGGGGATTTCCCACTTTTTTATTTCTTTTAGAAAGGAAGAAAAATTATGATTTTTTTTATAATAAATATTATATTATTATCATTTAGTATATTTTTATTTATAAAAATAAAAGATAAAATAAATAACAATAATAAACTTGAAAAAGAAGAGAGAGAAATTCAAGAGAGAATTGATAAAAAGAAAATAGAAGAACAATATATTCAAGATGAAATTAAAAAAGTTAAAAATCATTTAGACAATATGCAAACTGCTCTTAATAATCAAAAGACATCTTTTAAAGATTCTTTATCTAATTATATTAATTTATTAGATTATCAATATCAACAAGAAGAAAAATGATATGATGATGCAATAGATGCAATGAAATACGCATATGATCAAGAACAAGATAGATTAATTGCGGAAACCGCATATATAAAAGAAGATCTAGATAAAATTCGTGCGACAAGGGCCTCCGCGCAAGAGGCATTATTAAAAGAACAACAAATAAAAGAAAATATGTCTTTTTATAGTTTAAATCCAAATCAAAATGATTTAGATGATATTCAAGCTCTTGAAAGAATTAAATCTAAATTGCATCAACCTCGTATCTTATCCATGCTGATTTGGTCAACTTATTTTCAAAAGCCTATGACTCAATTATGCAATAATATTGTAGGATTAAAAGAAGTTTGTGGAATTTATAAAATTACAAACCAAAAAACTAATCAATGTTATATAGGTCAAAGCGTAGATATCGCAAAAAGATGAAAAGATCACGTTAAATGCGGATTAGGAATAGATACGCCCGCAAATAATAAGTTATATCAATCAATGGCTGAGTATGGAGTTTGGAACTTTACTTTTGAAATTCTAGAAAAATGTTTAAAAAATCAATTAAACGAAAAAGAAAGTTTTTATATTTCTTTATATCAATCTAATGAATTTGGTTTTAATAGTAATACGGGCATAAAAAATAAATAATTGATTTTAATCAAAAATAATGATATAATTATAGTATAAAAGGAGAGAAAAATATTATGTGGAAAATAGCAGATATAGAAAAAAATAAAATAAAATATTTTGAGAATGCTGCAAGTGGAAAAACAATTACAAATATTATGGATTGTATTGACTATGCTAATGCAATGTCTAGAGAAATTTATCTAAATAATTTGACACCCGCATCTGCAGAAACAATAGAAAAAATAATTAGATTTTGAAACAATATAGATGATATTGAACCAACATCTATAACAAACAGGAAACCAATTAACATTTATATTGACTCTTTTGGAGGATCTCTAAATGCAGCTTTTACTATTGTAGATATAATTAAAAATTCAAAAACTCCTGTTTATACAATAAATATTGGAGTTTGTCAAAAAGAAGCTTTATATCCATACTTAGCTGGACATAAAAGATACGCTTATCCAAGATCATCTTTTTACTTAGATAAAAATATAGAAAGATTAGATCTATCAGAAGGTCAATCTAATTATGAAGATTTTATTAAAAAACAAGCACTAGAAGTAAAGGATATGGTATTAGAAGCTACAAAAATAACAGAAACAGATTATGAAAATCGTAAAGGATGGTGGCTTACTGCCGATAAAGCAAATGAATTATTAGTTTGCCACGAAGTTTTAAGAAATAAAATTATTTAGGAAAGGAATAAGATATAAATGGGAAAAGTAATAATTACAAATGATACAACTAAAGAACCTATTCAAATGATAGGAAAATATGCCGGAGAATGTTGAGGCGCAGATACAACAGTTCCATCAAAGAATTTTAAACGTGGAATTAACTGTTTAAATTCAGAACATGGTCGTACGTGGGAATTTCCTGATGTCTATATGACTATTGAAGGATATTCAGCTCGTGTCATAAGAGAATGGTATACTCATATTGGCGGTGCTCCAAGTAGATTGCAAGCAAGTACAAGATACATTAATTATGATAGTTTTGAATATGTAACTCCACCAAAAATAGCAAATAATGAAAAAGTAAAAATGATATATGATAATTGTATGCGAGTTATCCAAGAAAATTTACAAGAATTAGATGAAATGGGAGTTCCTCGTGAAGATAGTGCGTTATTACTTCCATTAGGAATGACAACAAAAATTGCTTGTAAGCACAATTTTAGAAATTTAGTAGATATGAGCCATCAAAGACTTTGTACTCGTGCTTATTGGGAATATAGACAACTTTTTAGAGATATAATTGAAGCATTAGAAAATTATTCTGATGAGTGGAAAATTTTAGTTCAAATGATGAAGCCTAAATGTGAAGTTTATGGATATTGCACAGAAGAAAAAAGTTGCGGCCGCGTATTAAAAAAAGAAAGTAAAAATATTAATCTTTAATTGATTTTAACTAAAAAAAATGATATAATATATATGTAATAAAGAAAGGAAAAGATTAATATGAAAATAGAAGATTTTGATAAGTATTTTAATCATACCACAGATACTTATGAATTTTTCAAAGAAGATTTTGAAAAAATTTTAAAAGGTATTATTCCTGTGCAAAAAGGAATTACAGAAAATGGCGTAAAGATATTAAAAATAATGCAAGATAAAGTAGACCAATATAATAATATTTTTACATCAAAAAATATAGGAGAATTTTTATTTATGTCGCCAAGATCTGTATCAGGATCTATGAAAAAATTAATTACAGATGGATATGTAATAAAATTAGGATTAAATCCTGTTAGTTATGGTTTAACAGAATTGGGCAAAAGTTATAAATTTGACGAAAAATAAAAATTTTGATATAATATAAATAGAAAAAGTTTGAATAAAGAAAAAAAAGAAAAGGAGAAAAAATATATGAGAAAAGCAATTAATAATGAAAAAATTGAAGGAAGAATTTATCAACATAATTTAACTATTAAAAAAGTTCAAAATCAAACTTCAGCAAATTATGGAAAGGAATTTATTTCTGGAAATCTTGAAATTGCAGTAGATGAAGCAGGTTTAAATGTAATCCCAGTTCATTTTACATATGTAGTAGAAACAACAAGTTCTGGAAATAAAAATCAAACATATGCAAATTTGAAAAAAATTATTGAAGATAATAAAACTTGGATAACAGTTGGAAAAGATGAAGCTCAAAAAGTAAGAATCAATACTGCGATTGCATTAAATGATTTTTATACTCAAGATGATAATTTAGTTTCTGTAAAAACTAATGAAGGAGGATTTGTATCTTTTGTAACTGGAGAACTAGGAGCAGAAGAAGAAAGAAATACTTTTGCCGCAGATATGCTTATTACAGGAGTAACAAAAATAGAGAAAGATGAAGAAAAACATATTGATGAAAGTTATGTAACTGTAAAAGGAGCAATCTTTAATTTTAGAAATGATTTATTACCTATTGATTTTACTGTTAGACATCCAGATGGAATGAAATATTTTGAAAATTTAGAGGTTTCAAATAGTGCACCTATTTATACAAAAGTTTGGGGTAAAATTGAATGTAGAACAATTGTTAATTCAGTAAGTGAAGAATCTGCTTTTGGAGAAAGTTCTGTAAGAACTTATGAAAGAAAAACAAAAGAATGGAATATTACAGGTACTGCTAAAGTTCCATATGATTTTGGAGATGAAAACATTTTAACTGCTGAAGATGTTAGAAAAGCAATGCAAAATAGAGAAACTATGTTAGCAGAAATTAAGGCTCGTAGTGATGAATATAGAGCTTCAAAGGCTGCAACTACAGCATCTGCTACTACAGCAACAACTGCAATTAATAATAGTGGCTTTAATTTTTAGAAATATTATATAAAACAAAAGAGGATAAAATATAATATTATCCTCTTTTAACAAAAAAAGAAAAGGAGATTTATTATGGCTATAAATATTTTTGAACTTCAACCTAATAAAGTTAATCGTAATTTATTAGGATATTCATTTTTATTTTACGGAGATCCTAAAACAGGAAAAACAACTATTGCTTCAAAATTTCCAAAAGCCCTATTACTAGCTTTTGAAAAAGGATACGCAGCAATTCCGGGAATTATTGCCCAACCAATTAATAGTTGGTCTGAATTTAAAAAGGTTTTAAAACAATTAAAAGAAGAACAGGCTAAAGAGTTGTTTGAAACAATTATTCTTGACACTGGAGATATTGCTTATGATTATGATATAAAATATGTATGTGATAATGCAAAAAGACCTGATGGCGGATATGGTGTAGATTCAATCGGTGATATCCCTTATGGTAAAGGATATGCGCTTGCAGAAAAAGAATTTGATGAATGTTTAAGAAGTATTGTTCAAATGGGATATGGTTTAGTTATTATTAGCCACGCTGTAGACAAAACTATTACAGATGCTGACGGAACTGAATATAGTAGAATTATGCCAACAATGGATAAAAGAGCTGTAAAAATAGTTTCTCGTATGACTGATGTTATTGGTTATGCTAGACCTATCACTCAAGAAGATGGTACTATATCAACAAAATTATTTATGAGAGGTAGCACTCGTTTTATGGCAGGCTCAAGATTTAAATATACTCCAGATGTAATTGATTTTAATTATGAAAGTCTTGTAAATGCTATTGGAGATGCTATTGATAAACAAGCTGCAGAAGATGGCGCTGAATTATTTTCTGATGGTGCAACAAAGAATATTTTTGAAGATACTACTAAAGAATTGAATTTTGATGATTTAATGGCAGAGTTTAATTCAATAGTACAAAAATTAATGGAACAAAATGACGAACAAACTTTTGTAACTCAATGGCAACCTAAATTAACTGAAATCATTGAAAAATATTTAGGAAAAGGCAATAAGGTTAGTAATTGTAATAGAACACAAGTTGAAGCTATAAGTTTAATTGTTGAAGATTTAAAAGATTTAATAAAGTAAAAATAAAAGAGATAAAAGGAGTTTGAGAAGATAATTAAAAAGTAAAGATATTATCTTCTCTTTTTGATTTTTTATTAAAATTATGATATAATATTTATATAAAGAAAAAAGTAGGTGAAAAATATGGCGGCAGTTCGTATGGTAAAATGTAAATATTGTGGAAAACAATTTAATAGAAATGCTGAACCTTGTATAGAAGTTAGCTCAAGGCGCTATGCTCATAAAAAATGCGCAGAAGAATATTTAAATTCTATTTCAAAAGATGAGAAAGACTATTTAGAATTAGAAAAATATATAAAAAAATTATTTGGTTTAAATGTTTTAACTGCAAAGATAAAAAGACAAATCAAAGAATATAAAGAAGAATATGATTATAGTTATTCTGGAATTCAAAAAACTTTATATTGGTGGTTTGAAGTAAGAAAAAATTCTCTTGAAAAAGCAAATGATGGGATTGGGATAGTTCCATATGTATATGATGAATGTAAAAACTATTATTATAGGCTTTATTTAGCTAAAACAGCAAATGAAATGATTGATAATACAATTCCGCAAGTTAAGACTCAAGAGATAGAAATAGGATCTCCGCGAGTACATATTAACCCTCCAAAACTTTTTAAGTTCGGAGAAGAAAAATATAAATAGGGAGGTAAATAATGGCAATTAATACAAAATATGTAGATACTTCTTCATTAATTCAAGTTATAGGATGTGTATATCAAAACCCTAGTTTGTTAGATAATGAAAATTATTTTTTTAATGAAGATGATTTTACTGAAGAATTTCATAAAATTTTATTTGGTTCTATTTATAATCTTCATATGCTAGGAGCAAAAACAATAACTATTAATGCAATTGAAGATTATTTAAAAGATAGACCAAAAAGTTTGGCAATATATAAAAATTATAAAGGAAATGAATATTTAGAAAAAATTTCCAGAAATGTTCAATTATCTACTTTTGAATATTATTATACTCGTATGAAAAAAATGACTTTACTTAGAATGTATAGTAATATTGGAATGGATTTGTCTTGGTTATATGATGTAGATAATATTTTAGATGCAAAAAAGAAACAAGCTCAAGAAGATTGGTTTGATAATACTACATTAGAAGATATTGCAGCAATTATAGATGATAAAATAACTACCATAAAGATGAAATATATAGACGATGCAAATAATGATTTTGTCCAAGCAGGAGATAGAGTAGAAGATTTGATTGAATCTTTACAAAAATATCCCGAAGTTGGATATCCTATGTATGGACCTTTAATTAATACTGTAACAAGAGGAGCAAGATTAAAAAAGTTTTATTTATTTAGTGCGGCGACTGGAGTTGGAAAAACTAGATTTATGATATCTCAATTTGCTTCTATTGCTTGCGACCAAATTTATGATAATAAAACTAAAAGTTGGATTGCAAATGGAACTAAAGAACCTGCAATGTTTGTTACTACAGAACAAGATATAGATGAAATCCAAACAATGATACTAGCTTTTTTATCGGGAGTAGATGAAGGACATATTATTTATAATTCATATGAAGATGATGAATTAGAAAGAGTTAAATATGCAGCAGTTCTTATGCAAAAATGTCCATTATATATTAAAAAACTTCCTGACTTTGCTTTAAAAGATATTGAAAATACAATAAAATATGGTATTAGGGAATGGGGAGTTCGATATGTATTTTTTGATTACTTGCATACAAGTATGAAAATTTTAAGTGAAGTAACTTCAAAAACAGGTATAAAAGGATTAAGAGAAGATAATGTTTTATTTATGATTTCTATACGATTAAAAGATTTATGCCAAGAATATGGAGTATTTATAATGTCTGCAACACAATTAAATGCAGATTATATAACCGCTCAACAGTACGATCAAAATTTATTGAGAGGAGCAAAATCAATAGCTGATAAAATTGACTTGGGTGCAATTATGCTGCAAACCAGTCAAGAAGATAAAGAAGCTTTAAGAGAGATTATTATGAAAAGCGGTTATGAAGAACCAAATATAAAAATGTCAATTTATAAAAATCGTAGAGGAAAATATAAAGATATTTTATTATGGTGTAAGGCTGATAGAGGCCAGTGTAAATTTATTCCTCTATTTGCAACTGACTATCAATATAAATTAATTGAATTGCCTGATTTAGTTATAAAGATTAATCCAAAAATAGAAACTTCTGCATTTTAATTTTATTATTTGATTTATATTAATAATAATGATATAATTATTATATAAAGATAAGGAGAAATTGATGAATATGGAATTAAAAGAAATGTCAGAAAAAATAAAAAATGAATTGACAATAGATCAAATTTATAGTTTCTTATTATCATTTGGCGGAGATCCGCAACTAAAAGATGGACTAATCATTTCTAGAACTATATGTCATGGAGGTTATTCACATAAATTATATTATTATGATAATACTAAATTATTTAAGTGTTACACTGATTGTTTTGACACTTTTGATATATTTGAATTAGTTTTAAAGATTAATAAAATAAATAATAAAGAAATTTCTTTGCCACAAGCCGTAAAATTTATTGCAGATTATTTTGGGATATATTTTAATATGTCTATTCAAGAAAATACAAAAAATGAATTTAAAGATTGGCAAATTTTAGAAAGATATGAACAATTAACTCCAAAAGAAGAAGAAAAAATTATAGATTTTAAATATTATGATACAAAAATTTTAAAATATCTTCCTCATCCCCGTATTCTTGGCTGGGAACAAGAAGGAATCAAACCAGAAGTTATGAGAGAATGCGGAATTTGTTATGATCCTGTAATGCAGGGGATAGTTATTCCGCATTATAATATAGACGGTAAATTAATTGGAATAAGAGAAAGAACTTTAATAAAAGAAAATGAAGATACTGGAAAATATAAACCTGCAATATTAAATTATAAAATGTATAATCATGCTTTAGGATTTAATCTTTATAATTTAAATAATAGTAAAGAAAATATTGTATTTTATAAAAAGGTTATAGTATTTGAAGGAGAAAAAAGCTGTCTATTATATAAGTCTTATTTTCCAGATAATGACATTAGCGTAGCTGTCTGCGGAAGCAATTTAACAAAATATCAAGTTGATTTATTATTATCTCTTGAGGTGGATGAAATTTGTATCGCTTTTGATAAGCAGTTTAAAGAAATTGGCGATACAGAATGGAAGAACTGGACTAAAAAATTAAAAGACATATATAAAAAATATGGAACAAAAGTAAAAATAACATTTTTATTTGATAAATGGAATTTACTTGAATATAAAGATAGTCCAATTGATAAAGGAAAAGATATTTTTCAAGAACTTTTTAAAAGGAGGATAAGTTTATAATGGATAGTTTAGTAAAAGAATATAGATTAAAGCATAAAAAATGTAAATGATGTAAATATCATAAATATAATTATGCTCCTTGCAATTTGGCTGCAAATTGATATACTTGTGAATTAAAAGATAAAATTATTAATATAAATATTTTTAGATTATGTAAATATTATAGATTAAAAGAAGAGGAGGGAGAAAATGAAAAGTAAAATTTTAGCAATATTTTTTGCAAGCTTAAGTGTTATGTTGTTAATATTGTTAGTATTATTTATGACAATGTGCGATGATTTAAATAAAAGAGTCACAAGTCAAGAAGATTATATAAAAGATTTAGAATGGGAAAATAATAGATATATTATGTGCTGTGAAAATAATTAAAAGATTTTAATAATAAAATAATTTAGAAAGGATTTAAAAAGATGAAACCTTTAAAACAAGAATTAAATAAGAAAAATACTTGGATAGTAACCGAATTACATCATGAGCGATATACTTTTGATTTAGAGACATCTATATATGAATGTAAAACTATTTTAGAAATTTTAGATGAATTAGCATATTGGGGATTAGAAAATAAAATAGAAAAATATAAAAATAGTAATGTTTATATTTTAGATGAAGTATATCATGAAGATCCAGAAAGTGATACTTGGTGTTTAACAGAGCAAGAAAAAAAGAGATTTTTACCGCTTCATGTTGAAGCTATTATGATAATGCCGCTTGACGATTTTTTAAAAAAAGAAAAATATTTTTCAGGAAGTTTTGGCGGGACAAATAGGAAATATGGAGTTATGGATTATGCATCTGTCCCAGTAAAGATGGAGGAGGATAAAAATAATGAAAATAACTAAAAAAGATTTTGAATATAAGTTATACAATAAAAGCTTTTCAGAAGAAGAATTAGAAAATTTATTATGGTTTAATTTTCAATGTATAGATGGTGAGTTAAATTTACAAGAAGCTGATGAAATAAAAGAGTCGTGTTTAGATAGATGGTCTAGACCGGCAAGTCTTATATTTATTTATAATAATGAATTTTTTAGAATTGATTATGACGAAGGATTAACAGAACTTCAAGAAAATTGTAATTTTTCTCAGCCTTATAAAGTTCAAAAAATAAAAAAACAAATTACTATAACAGAATGGGAGGAAATTAAAAATGCAAATTAAATTATTAAAACCAATGAACCCCCATTATAAAGCTTTAGAACAAATCTTAGTTAATAGGAATATTCCCTATGAAGAAATTTCACATTATTTAAACACAACAGATAAAGATATAAATAAACCTACAGATCTAGGAAAAAGTATAGATGATGGGGCAAGAATGTTATGTGATATTATTATGTGCAATTTAAATGCTCTAGTAGTATGTGATTGCGATTGTGACGGTTTTACATCTGCCGCATTATTAATTAATTATTTATCACAACAATTTCCCTCTTGAGTAGCAAATCATTTAAAATGGTATGTTCATGAAGGAAAACAGCATGGTCTTGTAGATGTAATGGATTATATAGAACAAAAAAATTTTAGTTTAATTATATGTCCAGACAGTTCGAGCAATGATTACGAACAGCACGCAGAATTGCATAGTAAAGGTATTAAAACTTTAGTGTTAGATCACCATGAAGCAGATGCAATAAGCAGTGCTGCTTGTATAATTAATAATCAATTAAGTGATTATCCAAACAAAGAATTTAGTGGAGTTGGAATAACATGGCAATTTTGTAGATATCTAGATACTCTTTTAGGAACCGATTATGCTAATAATTATTTAGATTTAGTTGCTCTTGGAAACACAGGAGATATGATGTCTTTAACATCTTTTGAGACTAAACATTTAATTAATTTAGGTTTTGAACCAAAAAATATCCATAATCCATATATATATGAAATGTGGCAAAAAAATAAATTTAAATTAGGGGAACATATTACCTCAATTGATGCAGCTTTTTATATTGTTCCTATGATAAATGCCATTCAAAGAAGTGGAACAATAGAAGAAAAAGAACTTTTATTTAAAGCTATGTTAAATAATGAAGCTTTTGAAGAAGTCCCTTCAACAAAACGAGGTCATAAACCAGGAGAAATGGAACGCATTGTAGATCAAGCAGTAAGAGTTTCTACCAATGTTAAAAATCGTCAGACAAAAGCACAAGATGCAAGCATGGAATTTTTAGAACAAAAAATAGAAAAAGAAAATCTGCTTTCTCATAAAATATTATTATTTACTCTTGAACCTGGTAAAATAGATCCTAATATTGCAGGATTAATAGCAAATAAATTAGCTGCAAAATATCAAAGACCTTGTTGTATTTTAACAAAAATTATTGAGGTAGATCCAGCTCAAACATTTATAAATCAAAATGAAGATACTCTTAATGTGGTAAGTTGCGGAAGAGTCTTATATCAAGGAAGTGCAAGAGGATATGAATTAACGGGTTTAACTAATTTTAAAGACATATGTGATGGAGCTGGAGTAGAATGGACCGCAGGTCATCAAAATGCTTTTGGCTTATGTATTGCTGAAGACAAAATCAATTATTTTCTTAATACTATTGATTTAATGCTTTGTAATTTAGGTATTTCAACAGAACCAATTTATTTTGTAGATTATATATATACAGGCAATGATGTAAATCCAGATGACATTTTAAGTATTGCAGGTTTAAAATCCTTATGGGGAAAAGACTTTCAAGAAGCTAGTATTGCAATAAAAGATTTAAAAGTTTCAGCAAATATGGTAAATGTTTATAGAAAAAGTAGTAACACTTTAAAAATAACTTTATCAAATGGTGTATGTTTAATGAAATTTAATGCAACAGAAGAAGAATGTCAAAGACTAGAAAATCAAAAAGGTGCTTATATTCAATTAAATATTGTAGGAAAATGCCATATAAATGAATGGCTAGGAAATTATACTCCACAAATTTTTATTGATGAATATGAAATCACCGGAGAAGGAAAATATTTGTTCTAATAGTACACAAATGGTTAAAAGAGTCAAATCAAAAATGCTTTTAGGAAATTTTTGATTTGATTTTTTATCTTAGTTGAATTTTATATAAAAATATGATATAATATATATAGAAAAAGAAAGGAGAATAGATATGAATAATGAAAAATACAATGGTATTGGAAATTGTTATCTTTTTAAATCAAGATGTTGGGAAACTAAAGACCATCATATAATAAAGATTTCTGATATGGAAACTTCTCATATTGAAAATACAATTAATTTTCTTCAAAGGACAAAAGACTTCTATGATGAGGGCGGAGGTTGTTATTGGGATCCAGATACTTTTTATTATGATGATAATAGTTATTTAGTAGATATTAAAATAAAGGAACTGGAAGAAGAGCTAAAAAAGAGACAAAAGGAGGAAAATGCATGGAATTAAATGAAAAACAAAAGCAAGGTTTAAAAATTGCAGTTGATCGTTATAAACGCGGAGAGCGCTGTACTATTATAGCTGGATATGCTGGAACAGGAAAGTCAACTTTAGTTAAATTTATCATTTCCGCATTACCTAATATAAATCCTCAAACAGATGTTGTTTATACTAGTTTTACAGGTAAAGCAACACAGGTATTAGCCAAAAAAGGTAATAAAAATACATCAACTCTACATAAACTATTATTTATTAGTCATCCTCGTCCAGATGGAACTTATACTAGAATTCCAGTAACTACAATTCCTTACAAAATAGTTGTTGTAGATGAAATTTCTATGGTTCCAAAATCATTAATTCAAAAATTAGCTTCATATCGAGTTCATGTTATTGGATTAGGAGATCCTTTTCAACTTCCACCTGTAAATAAGAATGAAGATAATCATTTATTAGATAATCCACATATTTTTTTAGATGAAATTATGAGGCAAGAGGAAGGAAATGAAATTATAGATTTATCTATGAAAATTAGAAAAGGAGAACCTATTGATTATTTTAAAGGAAAAAATATTCAAATTATAAATAAAAGTGAATTATCAACAGGTATGCTTCAATGGGCAGATCAGATTTTAGTTGCAACAAATGAAACTAGGAAAGCTATTAATGCTCAAATGAGAGATCTATTAGGGCATACAGGCGATCCTGAAGATGGAGATAAAATTATTTGTTATAGAAATTATTGGGAAGACGAATGTCAAGGCGGCAGCGCATTAGTTAATGGTACAATTGGAACAATTAGCAATAGTTATAATTCTTTTGTTACTATTCCAGGTTTTTTAAATAAAGCTAATTATGGTGTTCCAAGACAAGTAGCAACAATTAATTGTAATTTTGTTGAAGAAGATGGAGAAGAATATTCAAATTTAATAATGGATAAAAATATGATTTTAACAGGCGAAAAAACATTAGATTGGAAAACTGAATATGCAGTTAGTCAAAATAAAAATTTTAAACACTTACTTCCCTATGAATTTACATATGGGTATGCAATAACTTGTCATCGTGCGCAAGGATCAGAGTGGGATAAGGTTTTAGTAATAGAAGAAAAATTTCCATTTAATAAAGAGGAGCATGCTCGCTGGCTATATACAGCTGTAACTCGTTGTGCAGATAAATTAGTCTTGGTTCGATCTGAATAAAACCTATTTGGTTAAAAAGAAAAAATATAACATAATAAATATAAACAATGATTATATATAACTATAATTAGGATTATGAAAAACTAATTATTATAAAAAAAATTAGAGGAAAGGAATGATATATTCATGAAAATTAGAACATCATACTTTTATCAAATTCGTAATTTTACACATAATATGATACCTGTTTCTACTGCAATATGAGATCCATCTTGATTCCATGCATTCACAGGAGACTATTTTCATTTATTTAAAGATAAAAGGGGTATATTAAATGGTTTACGTATAGAACCTATTATTGAACAAGGTAGACAATCTAACCATGGCCCAGATGCATGTCCATGCAAAACTAAAGACTATAGTACTTGTTCTTTTTTACGTCACTATCGTGAAAATCTAGAAAAAATAGATTTTAATAAAATGATGGCGGATATGAAGGATTTAGCTAATCGCTATGCTGTTGCTAATAAAATAAATGAAGAAATTATAATAGTTCTTATAGTATATGAAACTCCAGCTAATCCATGTAGTGAACGTAAACCATTACAAGATTTTTTTAACGCACATGGAGTAGAATGTAAAGAGTTAGATTATCCGATTAATAGTCCAGCTTCAATCAAAGATAAGCCATTTGATTTTTAAGAAAAATAATGATATAATAAATATAGAAAAATAAAAAGAATTAAATATAATATTTAAATATATATTAAAGCAATAAAGGAGGAATGTTAGTATGAATAAAAGATTTGAAACACATTCTCATACATATTATTCAAATCTTCGTTTACTTGATTGTATCAATAGACCAAAAGATTTGGTAAAAAGAGCAGCTGAATTAGGATTGGCTGGAATAGCTATTACTGATCATGAAGCTTTATGTGGACATATAGAATTAAATATGTTTCAAAAGGAAATTGAAAAAGATTATCCTGGTTTTAAAATTGCTTTAGGGAATGAAATTTATTTAACTCCTAATCGAGAAATGGGACAAAGATATTACCATTTTATTTTAATTGCTAAAAATAAGATCGGACATAGAGCATTAAGAGAATTATCTTCTAGGGCATGGATGAATTCTTATTGGGATAGAGGATTAGAAAGAGTTCCAACTATATATAGTGATATTGAAGAAATTGTTAAAAAATATCCTAATAGTTTAATTGCTACGACAGCTTGCTTAGGAGGAGAATTAAGTGTTAATACTCTTGCCTTAATAAATGCAGAAAAAATAAATGATAAAAAAAGTGCAGAAACTGCACATAATAATATAATTAAATTTATGTTATGGGGAAAAGAACAATTTGGAGATGATTTTTATATAGAATGCGCACCTGGTTGTTCTTCAGATCAAATTCAAGTAAATCGAAGATTAATATCCATTGCGAAAGCATTTAATGTTAAAATGGTTGTAGGTTCAGATGCTCATTATCTTAAAAAAGAAGATAGATATGTTCATAAAGCATATTTAAATAGTAAGGGCGGAGAACGTGAAGTAGATGAATTTTATGAATTTACATACCTTCAAGATAACAATGAAATTATTGAAAATTTGAAAAAATCTGATTTTACAGAAGATTTTACACAACAAATGTTTGATAATAGTTATGAAATCTATAATAAAATTGAATTATACTCTCTTGAACATAAACAAACAATTCCAAAAGTAGAAGTAAAAGATTATCCAAAAGTTTCAGATTGGAATCAATTAGGTTATCCAATTTTAGCAGATATGCTTAACTCCGATGATAAAGTTGAAAGATATTGGGTTAATAAATGTTTAAATAGGTTAGAGAAATTAGATTTATATAATGAGAAATATCTTAGTCGTTTGGAAGAAGAAGCAGATATCAAAAGAACAATTAGTGAAAAGCTTGAAACTAATATGTTTAGTTATCCAGTTACACTTGAACATTATGTTAATTTATTTTGGGAATGCGGAAGTATGGTTGGTGCAGGTCGTGGATCAAGCTGTTCTGGTCTTAACCATTATTTATTAGGCATTACTCAGCTAGATCCAATTAAATGGGAATTACCTTTCTGGAGATATTTAAATAAAGAACGTGTTGAATTAGGAGATATAGATTTAGATTTATGTCCTAGTAAAAGACCTTTAATATTAAAAAGAATAAAAGAAGAACGTGGTGAAAACTTTAATAAAGACATTGACGATCTAAGCAGAAAAAACTTAGGATGTACATTAATAGCAACATTTGGAACCGAAGGCACTCGTTCAACAATTTTAACTGCTTGCCGTGGATATAGAGCTCAAGGTTATCCAGATGGGATAGATGTAGATACAGCTCAATATTTATCTTCATTAATTCCTAGTGAACGTGGTTTCTTGTGGCCATTAAAAGATTGTATTGAAGGTAATCCAGAAAAAGATAGAAAACCTATTAAATTATTTATTAATGAAGTAGAGCAATATCCTGGATTGTTAGATATTATGTTAGGAATTGAAGGAATAGTAAATAAAAGAAGTTCTCATGCATCAGGAGTAATTTTATTCGATGAAGACCCATATGAATTTGGTTGTTTTATGAAAACTCCAAAAGGAGAAATTATAACTCAATATGATCTTCATATGTGTGAAGCTGCGGGAATGACTAAATATGACTTTTTAGTAACAGAAGTTCAAGATAAACTAACAGAAGCAATAAAATTACTTCAAGATTATGGAGAAATAGATAGTTCTTTGACATTAAGAGAAGTTTATGATAAATATTTTCATCCAAATGTATTACCTATTAATGACCAAGCAATTTGGAAAGTTCTACAAGAAAATAGTGTATTAAATATATTCCAATTTGATAGTGAAGTAGGTAGTCAAGCAGCTAAAAAAATAAAACCAAAATCAATGTTAGAGATGGCAGATGCAAATGGACTAATGAGACTGATGGCAGCAGAAAAAGGACAAGAAAGTCCAATGGAAAAATATATTAGATTTAAAGAAAATATTGGATTGTGGTATGCGGAAATGAGAGAATTTGGTTTAACAGAAGAAGAACAAAAAGTAGTAGAACCATATTTCTTATCATCTTATGGAGTTCCGCCTTCTCAAGAGCAATTAATGAAGATGTTAATGGATAAAAATATCTGTAACTTTTCATTAAAAGATGCGAATGCAGCTCGTAAAATAGTTGGTAAAAAACAAATGAATAAAATTCCAGCTTTAAGACAACAAATTCTAGATCAAGCGGCAAGTCCATGTTTAGGAAATTATATCTGGACATATGGAGTAGGTCCGCAGATGGGATATTCATTTAGTATAATACACGCATTAGCATATTCTTTTATAGGTTTTCAAACTATGTATATAGCAACTAAATGGAATCCAATTTATTGGAATACAGCATGTTTAATTGTTAATAGTGGTTCTCTTGAAGAAGAAAGTGATTTTGAAGAGGATGAAGATACAGGTGAAGTAGTAAAGAAAAAAGAAAGAACTACTGATTATGGGAAAATAGCAAAAGCAATTGGAGATATTATGTCAAGAGGTATTAGAGTAAGTCTTGTGGATATTAATAAATCTAGTTATAGTTTTGAACCAGATCCAGATAGTAATGAAATTCTTTTTGGAATGAAAGCATTAAGTAATGTTGGCGGACCTGTGATAGAACAAATCATTGCACATAGACCTTATACAGGAATTGCAGATTTTATGGCAAGATGTCCATTAAACAAAAGTGCTATGTTTAGTTTAATTAAGGCAGGTGCTTTTGATAAATTAGAAACTAAATGGGCAAAAGAATTACAAATAGAACCTAGAATGTTAGTAATGACATATTATATATCAAAAGTGTGTGAAGCTAAAAAAAGATTAACACTACAAAACTTTAATGGTTTGATTGAACATAATCTTATTCCTGAAGAATTAGACTTACAAAAAAGAACATTTAATTTTACAAAATATTTAAAAGCAAATAAAAAAGTTGGAAAATATTATGTATTTGATAATATATGTGAGGAATTTTATAACAAGTATTTTGATCAAGATCAACTTGAAATAATAAATGGTTTAACTTGTATTCAACAGACAAAATGGGATAAAATATATCAAAATATTATGGATACAGCAAGAGATTGGTTAAAAGCTCATCATGATGAGATATTACAAAAATATAATGATTTATTATTTAAAGAATATTGGGATAAGTATGCAACTGGAAATATAAGTTCATATGAAATGGAAGCTTTATGTTTTTACTATCATGATCATGAATTAAAAGATGTAAAAAAGAATAAATATGGAATTGTAGATTTTAATATGTTACCAGAAGAACCTCAAGTTGATTATTTCTTTAAGAGGAATGGAAGAGATGTTCCAATCTTTAAAATTAGTAAAATTGTTGGAACTGTTATTGGAAAGAATGATACGAAATCTTCTATAACTTTATTAACTACAACAGGAGTTGTTAATGTTAAATTCACAAAAGAATATTTTGCAATGTATAATAGACAAATAAGTGAAAAACAAGCCGATGGAACTAAAAAAGTTGTAGAAAAAGGATGGTTTACAAGAGGAGTCAAATTGTTAATTGCGGGATTCCGCAGAGATGATACTTTCGTAGCAAAAACTTATAAAAATAATGGGTTTCATCAGTTATATAAAATAATAAATATAACTTCAAATGGTGAAATTGAACTTATTCACGATAGAGCAACAATGGAGGAAAATTATGAATAAAATACAAATTATTGCACTTTTTGGAGAAAGTGCTAGCGGGAAAGATACTATACAAAAGTGGGTTACAGCTAATTATGAAAATGTTAATTCTATAATTAGCTGTACTACTCGTCCTAAAAGAGATTATGAAAAAAATCAAATTGATTATTATTTTATATCATTAGAAGAGTTTACTAAATATTTATTAGAAGGGCAAATGGTTGAAGCCACTGATTTTCGAGGATGGTTTTATGGAACTCCTATTTGAGCATTAGATTCAAAAAATATTAATATTGGAGTGTTTAATATTGCGGGAATAGAAGCTTTATTACAAGATAATCGTTTAGAGGTTTTTCCCGTTTATGTAAAGGCTAATGATAAAGTTAGATTATTGAGAAGTTTAAATCGAGAGGAAGATCCTGATTGTGAAGAAATTTGCAGAAGATTTCAAACAGATAAAAAAGATTTTAGTTTTATAGATTTTCCTTATATGATTGTTAATAATAATGATCCAGGTCTGAATGAAGATATTCTAAGGGCAACTTTTGATAATTTAATTAATTAAAAAATGATAATTTAATGTATAAAGAAAAAATTAAGCAACTTTATACACCCAAACTAATTTATATAACGAGGAGGAATAAAAATGCTTAAAGTTAAAAAAAGAGATGGACGTATTGTTGCGTTCAACGAACAAAAAATTATTAATGCAATAGAAAAAGCATTTATGAGTGTTGATGAAGAAATTACTGAATATGCTCATGAAAAAGCGATTAATATTGCAGCTTACATTCGAGGTTATTATGAGGATGTAGAAGAAATACCAGAAATTGAAGAAATTCAAGATTTGGTAGAAAAAGGGTTAATGGCTACAAAAAGAAAAGATGTAGCAAAAGCCTATGTTTTATATAGGGAAGAAAGAAATAAAATTAGAAATCAAAAAACAGAATTAATGAAAAATATTCATGATAAACTTGAAGCTTCTGATGTCCAAAATCAAAATGCCAATATAGATGAATATTCTTTTGGCGGACGTATGGGAGAAGCAAGAAATGAATTAACAAAAAATTATGCTCTAAATTATATTATGTCTCCATTAGCTAGAAATAATCATCTAGAAAATATGATTTATACTCATGATTTAGATAGTTATGCAGTAGGTATGCATAATTGTTTAACAATTCCTTTTGATGACTTACTTTCAAAAGGCTTTAACACAAGACAGACAGATGTAAGACCTGCTAATTCAATTAATACTGCATTTCAATTAGTTGCAGTAATATTTCAGCTACAATCGCTTCAACAATTTGGAGGAGTTAGTGCAAGTCATATAGACTGGACTATGGTACCTTATGTAAGAAAAAGTTTTTATAAACATTTTAAAGATGGTTTAAAATATGTTTCACCAGACCCATATTATAGTGAAAATGATTTCAACAGTGATATGTCTATTGAAGATGAACAATATAAAAAATATCCTAAAGCATATAGATATGCAATGGATATGACTAATCGTGAATTAATGCAAGCTGTAGAAGGTATGTATCATAACTTAAATACATTACAATCTAGAAGTGGAAACCAATTACCATTTACTTCTATTAATTATGGAACTTGTACTTTACCTGAAGGTAGAATGGTTACAAAAGCATTATTGGAAGGTTCAATTAAAGGTGTTGGAAAATTACATAAAACAGCAATTTTTCCTTGTGGAATATTCCAATGTATGAAAGGCGTTAACCGCAAACCAGGTGATCCTAATTACGACTTATTCCAATTAGCACTTAAATCAACAGCTCAAAGATTATATCCTAATTATGTAAATGTAGACTGAAGCGTAAATGCTGGATATGATAGAAATGACCCTAGGACATATGTTTCAACGATGGGTAAGTGTAAACTACAGCTCATCTAAAATCTTTTGAACCTCGCTCGAGGGTGTGGCAGAAATGCTGCTAACGGTTAGGTCCTAAATGGATGAGACCGTGCTAAAATTCATCGCAATATAGAAAGGAGATTTCTATATGTGGATATATAAAATAACAAATATTCAAAATAATAAAGTTTATATAGGTCAGACAATAAGACCTATTAAAGATAGATTTAATCGCCATATAAACGATGCTTTAAATAATATTCTTGATACTCATTTTGCAAGAGCAATAAGAAAATATGGAAAAGAAAGTTTTATTATTGAAGAAATAGATATAGCATCTTCTCAAGAAGAATTAAATCAAAAAGAACAGTATTGGATACGATATTATAATGCTACAATAGATGGATATAATGAAACTGATGCTATTTATAAATGTGGCGGAAATACATATAAAAATAAAACAGAAGAAGAAATGAAAATTATAAAAGAAAAAATAAGTAAAACTAAAATAGAAGGACTTAATCCTATGGCTAAGAAAATAAAAAGAATAAATATTCAAACCAATGAAATAGAATATTTTGATAGTATAATAGGTTGCGCAAGAGCATGTGGAATAAAAGGTGGAAAAACATCAATTTCACAAAGATTAAATGGAACAGTAAAAAGTCCTTATAAAAATACTTATATGTTTGAATATTGTGATGAATAAAGTGTATCGACTATCCCTGATGAATGTAAGGGAGTAGGGCAGGAGATAAGCACCTGCTCGAAGCGGAAGACTACCAAAAGGTAGAAGATATAGTCAGTGCTTATGGTAACATAAGATAAAAATGTGTAGAACATACAATGGCGCAGATATTAATGCAGAAGAAGGAACTAATCCTCAAATTAAAGATGGCCGTGGAAATATTGCTCCTGTTACAATAATTTTACCAACTCTTGCAATGATGGCACAAGAAGAAGTTTCAAAAAATTCTTTGTCATCAGAAAAATATCCTGCAATCGATGCTTTTCTTGAAATTCTTGATGAGAAATTATTTGAAGCTAGAGATATTTTAATTGAAAGATATAAATGGATATGTTCTCAAAATCCTGCTTCAGCAAAATTTATGTATGAAAATGGAGTTATGATGGGATTCGATGGTAAAACAATAGAAAGTGCAATGAAACACGGAACTCTTGCTATTGGACAATTAGGTCTAGCAGAAACATTACAAATTTTAATTGGAACAGATCATACTACTGAAGAAGGTATGAATCTTGCAAAAAGAATTGAAAATTTATTTAAATTGCGTTGTGCGGAATTTAAAAAAGATAAACATTTAAATTTTGGAGTATATTATACACCTGCTGAAAATTTATGCTATACGGCAATGAAGAAATTTAAAAAACAATATGGAATTATTCCAAATGTTTCAGATAAAGATTTTTTCACTAACAGTATTCATGTTCCTGTTTGGAAACATGTTTCCCCATATGAAAAGATTGATATTGAAAGTCAATTAACAGGTTATTCTAATGCAGGTTGTATTACATATGTTGAATTAGACAGTGGAGTTAAAAATAATTTAGAAGCTCTTGAACAATTAGTAAACTATGCAATGGATAAAGATATTCCTTATTTTGCAATAAATGTGCCTAATGATACTTGCTTAGAATGCGGATATTGTGATGAGTTTAATAATAAATGTCCTGAATGCGGAAGTGAAAATATTCAACAATTACGTAGAGTAACAGGATATTTAACTGGAAATTATAAGACTGCTTTTAATAAAGGAAAACAACAAGAAGTTGAGATGCGTTATAAACATTCTAAAGAATTAAAGGATTGAAATAATGAGGCTTGCTAGAGATATTGAGTTTGAAAATTATACAAATGGAAAAGGAATTAGAATGGTAATATGGAACCAGGGATGCAAAGTACACTGCCCTGGTTGCCATAATCCAGAGACTTGAAATTTAAAAGATGGGAAAGATTTTAAAATTGATTATTTAAAGAGTAAAATTAAAGAACACTCTCAAAAACACTGTGGAATTACTTTAAGTGGCGGAGATCCTTTTCTACAACTGCAAGAAAATAAAGAATTAGCAATTTATGCTCATTCTTTAGGATTAAATGTTTGAATATATAGTGGACAATTATTTGAAAAATTAAAAGAAAACAAAGATGCTTTAGAATTATTAAAAAATTGTGATGTTTTAGTAGATGGGCCTTTTATATTAAACCAAAGAGATATTACACTTCCTTTTAAAGGAAGTCCTAATCAAAGAATAATAGATATACAAAAAAGTTTAGAAAAAAATAAAATAGTTTTATATATTAAATAAAGATTATCTTAAAAAGATAATCTTTTTATATAGGGAGGCATATATGAAACAAGTTACCCATGAAATGATTGAGATTTTTAAAATAAATAAATTAAAATATGACTTTATGGGGTACACTTTTAAAAGAACTAATGAATTAAGTTTTCATCATTTAATAGTCCCTAAAAGAGAATGTAAAGCTCAAGGTCTTGGAGATGGATATTTATTTTGAAATGGAGCCATTTTAAAACAAGACACTTCTCATAATTATCTTCATATTATAGAACGAATAGATAGAAAACGTTTTGAAAAAATAACAGAAATTCTTATATATGAAAACCAGATGAGAAAACTTGATAAAGAATCTCTTATTCGTATTAGAGAACTTTTGTTAGAATTTGAAGAAAGATATAAATATGAAGAAACTAAAGGCGGTCATCGCCTGATAAAATCTCAATATATTAATAATAGGATTGATTTATATTAATCCTTTTTTTTTGACTTTTTTTAAAATTAATGATATAATATTTATATAAGAAAAAAGAAAGGAATTTGATTATGAAGAGAAAAATATTAACATATCCAAATGATATAGAAATACTTTCATTAAAAAGTCAAGAAGTAACTGATTTAAAAGATGAAACTTTTAAACAATTAGTTCAAGACTTGAAAGATACATTGCATGAAGATCCTACAGGAGTAGGTTTATCTGCTATTCAAATAGGAGTTCCTTTAAGAGTATGTATTATAAATTATGGGAAAGAAATTGTCATGATTAATCCTGTTATTACTTGAAGACGTTCAGGTTCTTCTGGAATAAAAAAATTTAGAGAAGGATGTTTAAGTGATCCTGGCAAATATGTTGAAGTAGAAAGGGCGCAGAAAGTAATTTGTCAATATACAGATAAAAATGGAGAAAAGAAAGAAATCTCTGAAGGAGGCTGAATGAGTGCAATTATTCAACATGAATTGGATCATTTTGAAGGTATTTGTAAAGTTTATGAATTAACAAAGGAGTCTTAATATGAATAAAAATATTGCGGAAACAAAAATTAAAGGTTTAAAAATTTATATGAATGAAAATTATGTTACAATTATGGATAGTTATAAAATTCTAAATAAAAATAAAATGAGTATTATATTAGATAAAATCAAACAAAAAGAAAATTATTTTTTTTCTATTGATAAAAGAACAAAAAAATCTTTGATTAATGAGTGGTCTGCCCGCAATCGTTTATATAAAATGCACATATTAAGAAAATATACTAAAAATTGTATTTTTAAAAATAATATTAATCCAATATTAGATATTCTATATCAAATACTTGGATTTAGTAGAGGAGAAAGAATATGGAAGAAAAAGAAAAAGAAACTATCTTTGAGCTTGGAACTTTATATGATGTTAATAAAAATATCGTTCAAACTTCAGAAAAAGAACTTTCTCAAGGAGTTATTAATAGTAAAAAAGAAGAAATCAAAAATTTTTTAGAAAAAACTAACAATGAATATTATATGTTACTTTGCCACGAAAGAAGAGATTATACATTATTTGATTTAGGATATGAAACTTATTATGCCTATAAAGAAAAATGTAAAAAAACAGTTGATGTATTAATAGATGAATGTTTAAAAAATAGGGGAGAAATTCGTGGTATTGATATTACAAAAGATAAACAAGCTATTGAGATATGAGTATCAATAGAAGAAGATTCTTATGTTTATTACTTCTTTCCATATAATGAAGGTGTTATAGACATAGAAGAAGAATTGGAGGTTAATAATGGATAAAAAAATAATTATAATGTGTAAAATGTTTGATATGCCTAGTCAAATTTTATTTGTAGAAAATAATGAAGTTAAAAGAACTTTAATTTCAACAATTGATAAATTAAATGAAGTTGTTTTTAATTTATTACAAGAAGAAGACTGCCATATTGTTGATTTTAAAGGTTCTAAATTATATTCAAAAGGAATTGCTAAAAAACTACAAAATTATAAATTAGAAAAATATTCTAATTATGATTTAACAATAAATATTATATAGGAGGAGTAAAATGAAATATTTAATACAAACAGTTGAAACTTATAGAGTTGATAAAGAAGATGAAGCAAAAAGAATGATCGAAGAAGCAAAATCTGATAATCATTTTATCTTAAAAAAATATTCAAGTGAATATAAAGAAAAGAAACAAAAGGGCGAAATTATTGACACTTATTATAAAGTTACTTTAACAAAAGCTTTTACTGATGAAAAAGAACCTGAATTTAGAACTGAAATATCTTATGCTAATGATATAGAAAGTGCATTTTAAGGAGTAGAACTATGAAAATAATGAAGATATATGATGATGCTATATTACCAACTCGCGGCAGTGCGGAAGCCGCAGGTTATGATTTATATGCAAGATTAAAAGAACATGAAACACTACAAATTTTACCGCACGAAACTACAAAAATAGGGACTGGAATTGCTATTGAATGCCCTAAAGGATATTTTGCTGGCATTTTTGCTCGTAGTGGGCTTGCTACAAAACAAGGATTAAGACCCGCCAATTGTGTAGGAGTTGTAGATAGTGATTATCGTGGAGAAATAATTGTAGCAATTCATAATGACAGTGATGAAATCCGCTATATAGAAAATGGAGATAGAATCGCTCAATTAATTATTATTCCATATCTATCAGTTGAATTAGAAAAAGTAAAAGAATTAACAGAAACTGAAAGAGGAGATGGTGGTTTTGGTAGCACAGGAACTAAATAAATCTCCTTTTTTCAAAATTATCATTCCTAATTATAATAATGGAAAATATATAGAAGCCTGTCTTAATTCTATTTTAAAACAAACTTTTCAAGAATTTGAAATAATTATTATTGATGATGTTAGTGATGATAATTCTGTTGAAATTATAAATAAATATTGTAAAGAATATTCAAATATACATAGTATATTATTAAAAGAAAAAAGATGAAATGGTGGTAGTAGAAATTTAGGAATAGACTTTAAATCTTCTGCACCTTATACTTTGTTTATAGATAGTGATGATGAATTTGATGATAATTTCTGTTTAGATTCAATATATAAAATTATTATAGCAAATAATTATCCTGATTGTATTAGGCTTTCTTACAATTGGTGCGGAGATGAAAAAAGATCTGTTATATTAACTCAATCAACACCTGCAGATTTGGTTGCAGTATGTGATGTTGCTTGTTGAACAAAATGTATAAAAACAGAATTAATACAACATTTTCCTGAAAATACTTTAATGGAAGATGTGGTTCAACATATCGCCCAATGTGACGTATTACAAACTGTAGTCCCATGTTTAAAACCAATAGTAAATTGGAACAGGAATAATCCTACTTCTTGCTCTACAAATCCAAATATTCAAAATAGAAAATGACTATCAAGTATGTATAGATATTGCGCTGATTTAATGGATTTACAATGTAAAACATCTTATTGCGAAGCTCATCGAGTATATCGAATGGAAACCGCACAAAAAGATATTAAAAACAATATTACAAGACAATAAAAGGAGGAAGCCTAATGAAATTTAAAAATATTTATTACTTTCAATCAATTCTTGCTATCGGTGGAATAGAAACCTTCTTCTATTATTTAGCTAAAAAATATAAAGATTATGATTTAGCCATTGTTTATAAATATTGTAATGAAGAACAATTAAAAAGATTAAAAAAATATGTTAAGTGTATAGAGTATAAATCTGGAATGACTTTTGAATGTGAGCATGCTTTCTTTAACTTTAATACTGATATTATAGATTCAATAAAAGCAAAGGAATATTATTTGGTTTTACATGGCGATTATAAAGCTATGATAGATGCTGGACAATTAACAAAAGAAAACTTGCCTGGCCATCCAAAAATAACAAAATATATAGGCGTTTCTCAATTAGTCTGTGATACTTGAAAAGAAATAACGGGAAAAGAAGCAGAATTATGTTATAATCCTTTTGAACCTGATAATGCTGAAAAAGAATATATATTTATAAGTCCTACTAGACTATCTATTGAAAAAGGCGGAAAGCGTATTATTGCTTTATCAAATGAATTAGATAAGAAAAAAATAAAATATACTTGATATATATATTCTAATAGTAATTTACCTGGATTAACAAGTCCAAATGTAAAAGTTTTATCACCTAAGTTAGATATTCAAAATGAAATTATTAAAGCTGACTTTTTAATTCAATTGAGTGATAATGAGGGTTATTGTTATAGTGTAATCGAAGCATTAACCAATAATATCCTGGTTATTGTTACACCGGTTCCAGTCTTTAAAGAACTTAAAATCAATGAGAAAAATTCAATAATATTAAAATTTGATTGCTCTAATTTAGACGAAGTAATTAATAAAATTCAGACTAAAAAATTTAATTTTACTTATAAAGCTCCTGAGGATAATTGGAAACAATTACTTGCTCCTGGAGAAAGCCAATATCAAAAAGAATTAAATATGATGTGTGTCGTGTCTGCAACAAGTGCATATCAAATTCATCATTTAGAAGATAAAAATTTAGGAAGAATTCCTGAGGCTGGAGATAAATGAATAACAACTTTAGATAGAGCTTTATTTCTAGATGGACAAAATGATTTTAATAAAAATTTCGTATCCATTGTAGAAAAATTTCCAAAAGAAGAACTAGAAAAAAAGAAGAAACAATATAATATAAAATAATTATTTCTTCTTTCTTTTTTTTTGACAAAAGCTAAATAATATGATATAATGTAGATATAAGAAATGAGGAGGAGATAATATATGAATATATTATCATTAGATTTATCTACAAAAAGTTCAGGTTGAGCACTCTTTGAAGCTGGTAATTTAAAGGATTGAGGATGTATTACTTCCGCATCAACAGATTTAATAAAAAGAATTTATATAATGAAAGATGGTATTAAAGAAATTTTATCTAAATCAAAAGTAGATAAAATTATTGTAGAAGAAGTTCGTCCTGAGGGCGGATATGGAGTCGGAAATCAAAAAACTCATAGAGCTTTAATGTGACTTCAGGCGGCAATCGCTTTTATGGTTTATGACTTTGATAAAAAAATAGAAATAGAATATATTTATCCAAGCTCTTGAAGGGCCACTTGTGGAATAAAAAATGGACGTGGAATAGTTCGTTCAACTTTGAAAGAGGCGGATATAGCTTTTGTAAAAGACAAATATGGATTAGATGTTAATGATGATATTGCAGATGCAATTTGTATAGGATTAGCTCAATACTTAGAACAAGATAATAATGAAATAAATTGGGGGTAATTAAATATGTTTTGTAAACATTTAAAATATAAAATATTAAAAGTTTTTTATGGAGATATGATTACTTATATGAATAACAGTAGACAAATATGTAAATGTGAAAAATGTAATAAAATTTTTATTAAAATTTTTAAATTTAGTATGTAACAATTTTTATTTAGAAAATATAATGCTTTTTACGTCAAAAAAGAAAATATTATCTTATAACTCTCAAAAATAATAAAAAAAATAAACAAAAAAAAAGACACCCTTAAAAAATAGGGTGTCTTTTTTATTTTTACAGTTTTTCTAACGCTCTCGTTGCGGAAATGGACATAGTTCCATTAGGCGCAAGAGGCAATGATATAGTGTTTATCATATAATCTCCAAAAATATTGCTTTGAGTATCTTGAACTCCAATTCTAATATTTGGTTCTATTTGATAAATAGGTAAACATTGAACTTGAATACTTTCATTATATTTTGTATGATTGTAAAGTAAATTTTTAATTTCTACAAAACAACTATTTGAAGATCCGCCCAAAGAAAGCATATTGTAAATATTACTTGATACTTGAATGTAAGGTTGTCCTTTATCTTCGCATTCTTGTCTCTTTTTTGCGGTATCCGCCTGTCCTGATTCAATTAATACAAAATCAGGAACATCTGGCTCAAATACGCAGTTAAAACTATCACTAGATTCAACTAAAGATCTTCTACCTATATTTGAAACACTAAATTTACTAATCTCTGCATTTGAATCTATAAAATCTAAAAAGTAAGTTAATTCCTCGGGATGATCTTTAACTTCTTGATAAAAATCTCCTGTATATATAGTTTCACCATTTTCAGTATAAGATTCAGCTTTTAAATTATATATTTTAGGCCATTCCGCAGCAAGTTCAGGATAATAATAATTAGAGTTTACCCCTAAAGGTTCTGCCATTACGCCTTGTAAATATAATTCTGTTCTTCAATCTGTTGTTTTTACTTTTGTTAATTCTTTACTTTCTGTTAACACATACTCATATTCTTTGTTTGAAAGTTCTTCAACTTTATTATTATAATTTTCTAATTCTATCTGAATTTTATTTCTTAGATCTTCAATTTCTTCTTGCTTATCTAAAATTTCTTGCTCTAAAATTGGTCTTTGAGTTAAATAATTTTGTAAAACTGCTAATTGATCCTGCAAATTCTCTAAAGCCATTTGTTCTAATTCAAGTTCCATAGTATAATTATCAATTTCAGTTTGTATCATTTGTTTTTCTTCCTCGGAAGTTGCTTTTTCTTTTTCTTCTTCTAAAGTTTTTATTTCTTGTTTAATCATATTTACTGTTGCTTGTTGTATTGTTATATCTGTATTCATATCAGCAATTGCCGCATTTATTTGTTCTATTGTTCCCATTTCCTCTAAAGCAAGATTATCTTTTTTAATATCTTCTTCGTTTTGACTAATCTTATCTTCCATAGGAGCAATAGTATTAATATAGTCAATATATGAACTCTTCTTTTGTGTTTGAATATCTAAATAATGATCAGATTGTTGATCAATAGCTCAACTATATCTATTTAAAGTAGATTGATCTACATAAACTTTTTCACTATCTCCTTGGCTAGGAAAATCATTTATTGTAGGATATCCAATTGTTTCCAATCCACTTACTGTTAAATAACTTTCGGTCTTTCCATCTCACATATAAATTACATTTGTGCTCTTGTCTAGATAATAAGTTTTATTAACCCCTACTTTAGGAAAATTATTTTTAGTTTGATATTCAATAGGAATTGTAGCTTTTTCAAGTCCATCATCAGGATCTAAATAAAAGAAACAATTATATATATTACCAATTTTTGGCTTTTTATCAATAGCCAAATGATAGCGGATTGGGATTGAAACTCCATCTCCAGTTTTTCTTGTTCCTCAAACTACATAATCGTTTTTTATATTCATATATTGAGGATTATTAGAATAAGAAGTTCCCAAAGTGCTATCTAAATTATAAGCTCTTTTTCCTTTTGCCATATCAACCAAATAATCACTATTAGATAATTTTTTTATTTCTGCTGTTGCTTGTTTTGTATTTAAATAGTTTTTTATTTCTTGAAATCTGAAATTACCTGAAACATCATAAAAATATTCATAGTTATTTCCTAATGTATTTTTTATTTTATCTAATATAGTTGTGACATTATCTCCAGCATTTCCAATTAATTCAGTAGGAAAAGTAAAGTCAGTATAAATAAAACCAATATCGTCTCCATAAGAGAACATTCTATGCTGTGCATGAGATATGGCTTCACTATAATCAACGGTTAATCCATAAGATGGAATTCCATTTGTATAATCTCAATACATATAAATAGAAGTATTTCCAATCCATTTCATAACTGCTTTAATTCTATCATCTATATCACTAATTATAATTTTAGATAATTGTTCTCCGCCAAAGTGATTAACTGCTTCTCTAATAATTTGACTAACAACAGGTTTAGAAATAAGAATATTTCCTTTATCATCAATAGTTTCTCATTCATCAAATTGCGTAGATGCGGGGATTGTGCCTCCGCATTCACCATTTAAAGTGCACATCTTATCTTTTAGTTGTAAAGATATTGTAGTTCCGCTTGAACTATGAGAGCTATTAGCAGAGTTTACAACAAAAGTTCCTTGTGGAAACCAAATAATTTTTTCATCTAGATATTGATTTGTTCTATTTTCAATTCCAACTTCTAAAAAGATTTTTTTATTTATTGAAATTAAATTATTAATATCTGTAATAGAATACATATCATCTTTTACAAACATACTTAAATTACAAGTTCTTCTTACAGCAGAGTTCCCATTAATACTTTCACTTCCACCTGTGACTAATCCTTGAATTTCGCTAATAGGATTTTCATTTCAATCTAATAGAGTGATTTTAATATATTGGTCTTGAATTCTTTGTCTATTTATTAATTGTAAAAATTCATTGTCTGTTGAATATATATATTGTTTTTCCATTCTTTCACCTCATTACTCTGGAAGGATTCCATACTCCTTACATTTATCAATAGTGAAATCATCTATTTCTGTTGCAGTTGCTGAGAAAGACCAAATCCTACGACCTGTAGGTCCAAAAGGTGTTAATGAAATGTCCATTAACCTAACTAAAAAATTTCCTTCTGTTGGAGACCTAAAAATCTTCACTTCATTTGCGTATAAAAATTCTGCAACCTTATCTCTAAATGCTTTTTCATAAACTATATCTGTTGCTGGTGTAATTTCATTATCTATATTATATTGTTCATAAAAGTCTAAATTCTTACCAAATAATTCCTCTTTTGTAGTAAACAATTTTTCTTCATCCATATCAACAGAAATAACTCCTGAAATTGGAAATTGTAAATAGTTTACATTAGCGTTACGTTTAATGAAAGGATATTGGCTTCCAATAGTTTCAATTTTTGACTCATTATAAACTCTTTTAAGCGAAGATACGCTTGGGTTAAAAGCAATTTTTAATTGTCTATCTTTATTAACTAAATACATATGCTCAAAAACCACCATAGTAGGATCTATGAATTTAGTCATAATACCTCTATCTCCATTATTTTCTATTCCTTGAACCGCATAATTATAAAAAACTCCGCTCTTAATTGTATAATCTGTTCAAGTAAAATCTATTAATGATACATCTTCAAAAGTTTTAAAACACATATCTTCTCATATAGTAAAATTAGTCTCACTTGAGCTTCTCCTAATAACCATTGTACCTGTATATTTAGAATTTTTTTCGTTCTTTTTAATATGTAATATTACTCTTCCGTTTTCAGGATCTTTCTCTCCTGTTAAAATAATATCAAGAGTTAAAGCTGATTGCTGAACAACTGAAAATAAAAATGTTTTAGACGTAGAATATAAACTTTGTGTAGTGTACTCAATTACCATTCTATAAGTTACACCTGCGGTAAACGCATATTTTAAAGTATATTCAAATGAATTTACACTATTATAATTATTTGAATAAAGTGTTTCACTGTCTGTTAATAATTCATTTGTCGCATTGTTATAAACTTTTATACGATATGCTCTTAATATTTCTGTTTCCGCACTGTTTTTAAAAGTTAATTTTCCATTAATTTTTGTATTTGCAATATTTCAATTAATAACTTTTGTTTCGTCTTCTGAAAATCCTTGAACTGTTAATTGCGGTTGTGATATTCCTCTAATCAAACAAATTGATGACCATTCTGAAAAATTATTTAAATTAGTATTTAACCAACTATCTATTGCTTGTGGTGTTGATAAAGAAACATTTGAAGCATCCATATTAGTGAATCTAATTTGAACTTTATAATATTTATTTAACTCAAATCCACCAGATACATCAGTTTTTGAAATTTTTATATAATATTTATAACTAGTTTTTATATTTTCATCTGTTAGAATATTTGTTAACATAATTTCAGTAGGATATTTAACACTATCTAAAACTGATAAATTCGTCTCCTGATCTCTAACTGTAATTTGTGCATTTTTTATATCGTCAATAGTATTATAATCTGAAATAGAAAAATATAATTTACATACATTTTCTTCTTCATTTTCACTGTCAACTAAGAAAGCTGGCATATATGTTTCTACTACTGGCGGATATAGATTATTATAAACTGCCATATCTATTTCCTCCTTTTTTCTCTACTTATATAAATTAAAAATCCTTATTTTTTATTTAATTATTTTAGACCAAATAAAAAGAAGAGGTCTATTGAATATGACCTCTTTCTCGTAAATTTTCTTCGTGAACTTTTTTTATATAATTAATATCAACATTTTCTTCTTCTGCTCATTTTGTTAGTATTTCAATCATCCAGCTATCGCCTTTCAATGTGCAAAAATAATTTTCTGCTTCTTTTAAAATTGCATAATGATTATCGTGATAATGATTGATTAAAATAAGTAATTGAGTACGACTATCACTTAATTCACTTAAATAAGTTCTTTCCTTTAGTGCAGAAAGTGATTGACTTACTTCATTAATTTTATCTTTTTTACTAAAATACCTATTAAGAAGAAGTTGAATCACAGTGAAAAGTCCACTTGATCCAAGTAATGCCACTAAAATAGTTAAAACCATCTCATTCATATATTATATCTCCTTCCCATTACTCTATAACATTTAAAAAATATTTAAAATATATTATACGATATTGTCCTTAATTTAACTCTTATTTCACCAACCTCAACTATTACTGTGAAAATTTGCGTATAATGTTTTATTTCCTAATATATTCTCAACCATTATTCTTTTTTTATAAACTTCCTTCTTTTTACTAGTAGTATGATGTAGTATGGCTCGTGTTTTTAAATCAAATATTTAGATTACTTCCTTGTTATGCACCTGTCTCAATTGAGATGCTTGCTGGTGAATTTGAAATAGTTACTCTAGAGTATTTGAAACCGTCCCATTTATTCAAAACACAATCTTTATCAAAAGTACAATTTACATTGTCATAAATAGCTGAAAAGTTCAGCATATCATAAGCTAAATAACACACATTAGTATCTAGTGTTAATTCTAGACTTTTGCCTACTGGTACCTCACCTAACTTTGTATCTATATTAGAATCTTTATAAATATATACATACCCAGTAGAATTGGCATTATTAGTTATAGTAATCTTATATTTAATTGCTGTTCCTTTAACAATCCCATTTAAATAAAATCCATTTCAATAAAATACTATATCATATACTTTATTTGGTTGTGGAGAAAAATTTCCATCTGTAACATCGTCTCCTGCCATTTCAAAACTAACATTAGTCGGTGGCGTTACTGCAAAAGAACAACCACTTGAAGAAGTTTTAAAAACAATAGATGATGAAAATTTAGTTGAATCAGTAAATGTTAAAGTGTCTAAAAAACTAAGTAAAAGTGAAGAAACTGTTCCGTCATTTCCCATACATCTTATCTCTTCATTATCTGCGGTGATCATTGGAGTTGATGAACTTCAAACTGTGATTTTATGCTCTGATCCTGTACTTGGAGAATAAGTTGATTGACTTATTTTTTTTATTCTATTTATTTTTTTAATTCCTACTATTTTTGATACTCTAGCATATGTGCCACTTTGATCAAAATTTCCACATTTGTTTGACCTGTAAAATATCCAGTATCTCCAACCCATAATTTCTTTTTATCAGTAGAAATACAAGCTCCTATTCTAAATATACCTGGATCGCTATTTGATCCTTGTAGTAATTGAATATCTGGAAAGCATGTTGATGTTCCATACATATAAGATGTATTATCAATACTCATTGCTATTTTAAATTGTTCTTTTAAATCTATTTTTAATATTTCTGTTGTTGAATTTGTACCACCTTGCCCAGTAAAAGTTACTTCAACATAATCATAAGAGCTCATATCAAGATTTTTTACTGTATTGGGAGTTAACATATTATTTCAAGAAGTTGTATGCCATAAAGTTGTTTGAGCATACGCATCGTCTGTTGTATATGATTCTCATCCTGTTGGAGCGTTAAGACCAGTGTAAGAAACAACTGTACCAATAGGAAGAGTATCATTTATTTTTACACTTATTTCTTTAAATTGCCCTGTTTTAGGGTCTCTATATTTTAATCCCATTTATATTTCCTCCTTTTATTATTTACAAGGCTCTGTCGCATTGTGTGCCACTATAGAATTTACTATGAAATTATGATAATCTCCATATACAGATAAATTATACATTATAGTAGGCTCTGTTTTTGTTCTTACAATTTCTTTTATTTTAATTGGGCCATTAAATGTGATTAAGGTATCCTTTTCAGTTAAAGTAGGTAAATTCTTATAGTTTGTTACAGAGTGATAGCCATCTATTGTTAATAATGGATGATACGCATTCATTACTACATAGTCATTATTTTCAAGAATAACTTTGACTTGATCTACTACTTTTTGATTAGTTATAGTCTTTTTTACAGTAGATAGCTTAAATTGTTTTTGACTTTCATTATAAACAACAACTTGATCATTCTCTTTTAAGTCTTCGATATTTTTAGTTATTCCATCAAGAGATATTAAAATTTGCGAACCTTTCTGAAAACAGCAAGAATTACCTTTCAGTCTACAAAAAGGAATAATAAAATCTGTTTTTTTACAATAATGTCCTTCTATATGAAAATTAGAGGAGTTGACTCAGGTTAAGCCCCCTCCATTAATAAATGGACCTCCTGTTATTATACCATTTGTAATAACATAGGGTTCAGTAGTATCATTATATTGTGAATTTACTCAATCTTGAAAAGTCATACCATATTCTGAATAATATGTAATAGGATTATTAGGTATCGTAGTCGAAATAATTTCAAAAGAAAATTTTGGTTTAGTAGTTGATATTCCAGATAACTTTTCCTTAACCGCCCTTACACTAGGAGCCTTATCAATTTCATTGCCTTCTAAACTATCTACTACTTCCGTTCCAATATTATTTAAAGTATCATCTTCTATTCATAATTGAACAGATGGACTTGTCGGCTCAACTTTCCCTATTGAAATTATTTCATCTGTATTTGAATCATTTAATTTAACATTTCCATTAGCAGTTCCCGCATAAAGCTCATTTGTGTCAGTAGTTATTGCTAATTCACCTTGAGCAAGAGTTATATTTGAAATATTAGAAGATAAACCTCTTTTTATTTTTATCGTATTTGCCATTTAAAAAACTCCTTTCTCTCATAAATAAGAAAAGGTACTTTTAATTAAAAAGTACCTCCATCAATAACAGAAGTTGCATCCAATTTATTAGCTAATAAATTATCAACTGCTGTTTTTGTATAAGCATCTGTAATACCATAACCAGTTAATGTAGTCGCTTTAGCCGCATATGTTTTACCTGCATCTTCTTTTGTTAAGTATGGTGTTAAATCTACTACAGAACCTAATTTATCCCATCCTTCACCAGTTCATGCAACATTCATTCCTGTGTCTTCAAGATTATAAACATCCCCAATTACTTGTCCTTCAGTAGGTAATGCTGCTTCGTTAGCTACACTGGCTTTATATTTATAAACTGACGCTACTTTTGCATCTACTTCAGTTTTTGTGTAAGCATCTGTGATACCATATCCTGAAATAGTTGTTGCTTTATTAGCCTTGCCTTCAACAGTTGTTGTTAATGTTTCAACCGTAGTTTTGTCGGCCTTTTTATCTAATTCAGTGTTCATAGCTGTTTTTGTATATACATCAGCACTATTTGCTTTTGTTGCTATTGATGCTTTAATATCTGTATCATCATAGTTAGATAATCCTGCTAATTTTTCTTTTTCTGCAGTTGTATAGTCATTAGTAGATAGTGTTTTTCCAGTTACTTTATCTACTTTTCCTTCTAAAGCGGAATTAACTGTAGTTGTATCTGCTTTTTTAGCAATATCTGCTTTAATAGCCGTATCATTATAATTATCAACAGATGCTAATCTTGCAATTTCAGTATCTGAAATTAATGATTTTCCTGCAACTTTATCAACTTTATTTTCTAAAGCTGTGTTCATTTCAGTAGTTTTTACATAACTTTTTAATTCTTCTTTTGTTGCTAAAGTTGCTAATGTATTAGATAAATCTCCAATATCTTCAACAGTAATATTAGCTCCAGTAGTTACTCTACCTTTAGCATCAACAGTAACTTTTGTATAAGTACCTGCGGTAACGCCACTATTAGCTAATTCTAACGCCATCTCAACATTTTGTGATCCATCGAAAACTACGCTACCTGTAGCATCGCCTGTTGCACTAATAGTTCTAGCTACAGTTAATTTGTCTGCGCTTTCAACTGCACCTGAGGCTCCGCCTTTAACCATTTTTACATTTCCATTTGTATCCCCAACATATAATTCTTGTGTATCAAGAGCTATTCCTAATTCACCTGCAAGTAATGTCATCTTCGCAAGATCTGCTTTTAGCCCTCTTTTAATTCTAATTGTATTTGCCATTATTATTTCCTCCTTAATATTCTCCGCCATCTAAAGTGGCAGCTTCTAAGTCTTCTTTTGTAAGATAAGTATTTGTCTTATCAAAAGGTGCTTTCTCTTCATCATAAAATACGATATAATATACATCTTTAGTTCAAGGATTACACTCTCAAAAAATAGTTATTCCTTGATTATCTTTATTTATTAAATATTGTTTTCTACTAACTTGAAAACTTTGTTTATTATTTTGGCTAGATTGAACTATTCCTGAAATAATATAACTTCCTATTTTTAAATCACTTGCAATAAGAGGATTTTCTTCAGTTCCTATTAATTCATTTACCACAATAACTTTTTTCATTTCTTCTAGAATTTTTTCAGAAGAATAGGTAGATAATGCGGAAATCGTTGCATCATCAATTATTCTTAGATTTACGCTGTTTAAATCACCTGAAAGAGAAACTCCATTAATACTAGGTTTGTTTATTAAGCTATTGTAATTGCTAGAAATTGCGGAAGTGCTTGCTGATATTCCATTTTTTTCAGTTGTATTAAAATTAATTTGATTTGTGGATGTGGAGATAGTGATATTGGTATTTGGTTTCGTAGATGTTTGTATCATAGACTATTCACCTCTCTTTTCAGCGGCTTCAGGATATAGAACAAATTCTTTAGCTCCTTCTGTATCAAAACCAGTTAATGTATTTATACCATTATATTCAATTTCATATCAATATGTCATTGTTCCTGATTTTAAGAAATTTCCAATACGAGTTTCATCTGATGTTAAAACTAAATCAAACACATTGCTTTCTTCTTCTACTGTAAAAACCTTTTGAAATAAAACATCTTCACAATTGCCTTTTTTCATAATAGAGAATTTTATTTTATCTCCAACAGAAAAATTAACATCGTTATTTAAAGTGATGATTAACTGATCGCCTCTATTAACATGAATAGAGCCATTTTCTTGTATTAAAGGTAACTTCATGTCTATATATCTCCTTTCTTCTCTCTGATTTCAAATATAAAAAATTTAAATTAAAAATTAAATATTTTTAACCTATATATATTTAAAAAGATAATCTTCAGTTTTAATCTTTTTAGCCCAATAAAAAAAACATCAACTATTTAATAGCTGATGTTATATTTTAATTTTCTTTTTTATCTTCTTCAGGCATTTCTACTGCCCAAGTAATTACTTCTGTATTAGAACTTGTATTTGCTAATTTAACTATATTTTCAATAGCTTTCTTGCCTTGTACTATAACTGCGGCGATTACAACTCCTAGAACACCAACACTAGATAGAGTATTTAAAGTTTCAGTTGAAACTAACATAGTTCCAAAAGTATTAATAATCATTTCATTTATAAAAGGTAACATAGTGAATGCTACACTTATAAATACTGCAGCTACATAAAATACGAATGCTTTTAAAATTCCATTAAACATTCTTTTTCAAGAAAACTCTTCTTTTTTAGCCCAAATATTAGAAATAGTTCCAGCTACAGTATTAGTGACTACTAAAATAGCAAAGATAATTCCTAACCAACCCATTATATGTAGGGTATTTAAAATTGCGTTTAACATAACTCCTCCTTATTTTATTTTCTTTTTAAAGCTTCAGCTCTATAGAAACCTGTTGTTCCTGTTGAGTTTCCTACTTGATATGGATATGATCTTCCATCCCAGATTTTTAAAATTTGTCTTGTCCATCCAATACCATATGCAGTATTTGAAGTTCCATACGAGCTTCCATTTCCTGTTCCTACGATCTCAACAGTATCTCCTACTGATAAAGGTCTAGGTGTTGGTGCAGGTGCTGGAGCTGGTTCGTTATAAGCACTAATTGAACTTTCATCCATCCAACCTAAATCTCCTGTTGTGTTATAAGGGTGAGCAGTTCCAGGTGCTTTACGTGTAATGTTAGTTACTTTATTACTTACACTACCTGCTGGTGATGAGGCGGTAGAACTTACATATAAAGCTCCATTAATAACTACTTTATCACCAATATTAAATTTATCACTTGGTGTAGGTGCTGGTGTTGGAGTAGGTTTTGGTTCTTCTGCATCTATAGCTTTTTGTACATCATCTGGTAAATAGATAAAGCATCTAAAATAATATCCTGCTCCGCAGCCCCATCTACCATTATTATTTGTTCTAGTGCTATTCCAGAAAATTGAACTTGAACCCCAACCAGATTCAGAAGTATATACTGAATTATTATTATTTACTCTTTCAACTATTGCAACGTGTCCAGCATCGCCTTCTTTACCCCAACACATAATAGCTCCACGTCTTGGAGTTGAGCCTGTTTGTAATCCTGCAGCTTCTGCTCTTTCTTTAAAATTAACAGCATTGCAATTTAATGTAGTATAAGTACATCCACTAGTTTCTCTAGCAATGTTTATAATTTCATTAAATCTACCACTAGCATAACCAACACAGTTTGCTAAAGCATCTGCATATTGATATCTAGGGCTTCCCTTTATACAAGTGTTCCAACCACCAGAACCTCTTGTAATAAAATTCTTATTATTTGCAGGTCTTGTAGTTCTCATTGTAAAACCTGTCGCTCCTATCCCTTCAGGATCATCTGCATTTAGATTTTCAATTTCTCCATCTTCATTTAATTGTTCAGGACTGTCTGAATTAAATAAATATTGAACATCTTCATCATCGATATCATCTCTTAAAAATGCTTTTGCAACCATAACCCTAACAGCTTCTGGAGCTTGTTCTACTCTTGCAATTCTTTCTTCACTTGATAATTGTGCCATATTAATCCTCCTTTTCTTGTTCTTTATTCTCTGTAATTTCCTCTTGTGAGGTTTTTTCTTGTCTTTGTTTTTGGAGAACTACAGAATATTGGTCTGAAAGTTCTCTAAAAACATCTTTAAATATATAATAAATACCTTCAATAGGTAAATCACATTCGTTAATCATATTAATTAATTTGTCTCTCAATTCTTCCATGATATATCTCTCCTTATATTTTCATTATATCATAAAATCTTCCCTTTGTCAAGTTTTATGCAGTTCTTTTTCAACAGTAAAAAGCTTGATATGGCGGCATGTTACCTGCATCTCCATCTCCTGTACTATTTGTTGTTCCAGAAACAGTATGGGTATGGTTTTGACTAACTCCGCCAGTTGCAGATGCATTGGTTGTTACGCTATGCGTGTGCGCCCCAGCATCACTTGAATATACGTCTTGATTATAATCTGCGTTAGTTCCCTCAAATGACATACATCTCCAATTAGGTTGAGTTCCGCTCGCATATGAGGTTGTTTTACTAGTAACTCTGTGACTATGTGAACCAGCGCTTGCCGCACTTCCGCTTAATGAAGGGATGCTATGAGTATGTCCCACATTATTTTCTCCTGTAGTAATATTAACTCCGTGAGTATGTGCTTGTAAACTTGCGCTACCGCCACTAGTGCCTGCCGCATATTTAGATCCCGCCGCTAAAATAAATGTATCTGTTATTCGAATTCAAGTTCCTCCAAATAATGTCTCAGGACTTGTTGCCTGTTCTGAAAAATATAAACTTCCAATAGGGTGCGCAGCTAGCATTATTTCTGTTTTTAAAGCATTAGCTAATTCAGTTATAGTGATATTATCTTGTAAATCTATTCCTGCCACTGTAGTTGATTTTTCAACCTTATTTTGATTTAAAATATAACCTTGATGGGCACTTAAAACTTTTTCTTCTGAAAAAGTTGCTTCTGTTAAATTATCTATATTAGTCAAAGATGATGAAGGATTTTCTCAAGTTGGAGCTACCTGTCCACCATGAGATTTTAAAATTTGCCCTTCGATACCACTTTCTATAGGAGCATAAAAACTAGCATTTGTAGTATTATTACCATTCAATTTTATAATTGCATTGTCTCCCTTAGGACCGCTAGGACCCTCAGGACCTCTAATATTATTAATTATTTTTCATTCATTTAATGAATTTTTATATTTTAAATTAGCCATTTTTATTCCTCCTTTTATACCGTTCTCTTCCACATATAGCAAGTGATGTAAGGTTGTAGGTTGTTGTGTGGTTGACTACCACCAGAAAAAGTAGTATCAATATCACCGCTATTTTTAGGACCATCATTTTTCCAAGAAATATTATAACCACCAGTTCCATAACTAGACAAAGATAATCTTCCACCAGTGTTTGCATATCTAGGAGAGTGATTGTGACTAGGCATTTCATTAATCTTTAATTCATGTGTTTTTTCTCCTCCAGTTTTCTCAACTGTATTAAAATCAGTATCGTCTGTATTAATACCTACAGGTACTTGACCAGTACCCCAAGCTATCCAAGTTCCACCCAAATAAGTAGAAGGATTAGCTCCAGATATATTTATTTCGATGCTGCCAATAGGATGTGATGCTAATATATATTGTTTTATTAAATCCTCTAAAGCGCTTGTTAAAGTATAATTATTAAATTTTTCATTTAATACTCTTCCTTGATTCGCACTTAATGGAGTTATAATGCTCGTAGATGTTAAATTGTCTATGCACGCATCGGCTCAAGAAAAATCATAATCAGTAGCACTTGCTTTTTTAATTATTTGTCCTGCGGATCCCCCTGAAGGAATACCGCGTTGCGCAAATGCATTATAAGCTCCGCCTGAGGTTAAAACAGATGTACTCCCACTTATTAATTCTTCTGTTGTTGTTGGAATGGTTGGCTTATTATCTAAATCATTATAAGAATTTGTTCCTGCTACTACTGCCAGATTAGTTCATTGTGGGGATTGATTTGCACCTTTAGAAATTAGTGCTTGCCCAATTAGACCGCTTGAAATAGGAGCATAAAAACTAGCTTCTTTTAAATTAGACCCGTTGACTGTGATATCTGCATTATCACCTTTAGGACCTCTAGTTGATAAAATTGATTTTCATTCATCGTTTTTATTTTTATATTTTAAATTTGCCATTTTTTATACCTCCTTAGATTGGTTCTTTAGGCTCATGGATAGTACCTTCTGTGGTATCAGTTTTTCATTTTCCGATTGCAATAACAGAAATGCAACCACTTACACCAGTGCTTGTTGTTGGTCTTGATATCCATACTGTCCCTGCAGATGAAGTTGAGACACCTTGATGTCCTTCGACAAACAATCCTGATTGAGATTGAACTGTTATTGATGTTGCGGGAGCATAAGCAAAAGCATAAGGTCAATTACCTAAATTAATACTTCCACTGTATTCATATAAATTTCCTCATGTTGACGAAATAGGTAAATTTGAAAAAGAAACTCTTTTTACACAAATTAAAATTCCATTAGAATATTTAATATAAAAATTATCGCCACCACTATCTCCTCCAATTATAGCTCCAGCTAAATTTAATCCAGAAGTATCTTGTTCTGCTGCGGTTGCGGTTCCATAAAAGTGTTTATCTGTAATTCCTGTCCCTTCGAGAGCCATTGTAGGTCCAAAAAAGTTATCATATATTCCGTGAGAATTTTCATTAGCAAATAAATAAATTCCTTTATTTTGATATGAAGCTAATACCTTAGCCTCTCCAGAATCAAGATTAGCTCTAAGATCATTTGCGCTAATTGTTCCATTTACTGTCCCACCGATTAAAGGTAGATAATTAGCGAATTTATCATTTAATATTTTACCTTGATTTGCACTTAAAGCCTTAGAAATGTCTGTTGAAACTAAAGAATTTTCAATAATGGGAACTTCTATATTAATTGTTTTATTTTCATTTGCATTTGCAGAAAAAGTTCCAAGTGAAGTTCCATTTTTTTGTATATCTAAAATTGCATTATTTACAGTTGGCATTTGGTGCTCAATTCAAGTTGGATTTTCATTAGCTCCATTTGATTGTAATATTTGTCCAGATAAGCCACTTGAAACAGGAGCATAAATAGAAATATTGTTTGAAGAAGTACCATTCAAAGTTATATCTGCATTATCGCCTTTTGGACCTCGTACAGCAGATAAAGACTTTCATTGATTATTTGAGTTTTTATATTTTAAATTTGCCATATAAACCTCCTTTTATCTCTATTCATTTTATTGATAAAAAACTAATATATTAATACATACTGTTTGCGCAGTTGGACTTTTTATATCAACAGAGTCAACTCAATTTTTCGTATTATCTGCAACTGAATTTGTTTGTTTTAAATAAGGAATTAAAGTTGAAAAATTATTAGTTGTTTTTCCATAGCATCCAATTAAACAACTTCCTAATATTGTACCTGGAACATTTGCATAATTAGGCTTATAATTATAAACTGTATCTGCGGTTAATGTTATATCTCCGCTTGTTAAACAATATATTTTTGTATTTAAATTATTAATCCTTGTATTAGTTTCTGTTTTTGTATAATAATCATTTGGATCAAATATTTCTCCTTCTTGAGATTCATCTACCCATAAAATTGTTGATGAATCAGTAGGTGTTGTTGAACCAATCTCAATCCCACCAGATGTTCCTAATGTCCATTCTCCATAAGTATATGTTGTATTATTTTTTTCAATGGTTCTTACATATTTCTTACCATCTGTGAGATTGATTAATTCTTGAAAATAACTAACTGCGGCAATATTATTGTCTAAACTAGATTGATAAGTTTTTAATATGATTTTAGTTGCAGTAGTTATTGCTTGTGGTTTATTTTGAGTTGCTACACCTAATGCTAAAGCATACTCGCCTTCATATAAATAATCTACACTATTTAAATTAGTAAGTTCGGTTGTATTATAATAATATCCAATTACATATTGAGCATCTTCTTTTGCACTCGTTTTACCCTCTGATACTAATTCATATCTATTATTAACTCAAATATATTCATTATATAAATTATCTCCTCTTGCATTAGTTCCCGCAGATAATAAGTATAAAATTAATGAACTTCCAGTCTCTGGTAGACTATCTACAATTTTAAATTCAATTAATCCTTGAGGTCCTCTTGGTCCCATTATATTCACGGTTTCTGGATTAGTTAAACCTCCATTATTAGTCCAACTTAGATTCCCATTCTTATCAACTTGAGGAGTAAAAATGTATCCTGCAACTCCTCGAGGATACATTGAAATTTCTAATGTGTCATTATTTTCAATAACATTCATTAAACTATTTTTTGCCATAATTTCCTCCTTTTATTTCTATATATTTTCACATTCACAAATAATTCCATTATAAAGTTCATATTTATTTGTGCTTGTTTTTATTTCATACATATCTAATGATTTATTAATTTTTCTAATTTCTTTAACATACAAATCATTAGTTAAATAATCATTAATTTTTAATTGCTCTGTTGTTTTAATTTCTTTATTTAGTAAAATAAATCTATGATCATTTGATGCCTCTATTACATCATTATTATTTAATATAATTCTATAGTAATAATTTCTATTGTGTCTTACTATTTTCTCCACTTTATTATTATTTGATAAATAATCTCCTATTTTTAATATATTAATATTTTTATTTCCTTGAGAAGTTTTTATTAATGTATTTCCTTTTAGACAAGCATTTCCAATTGTATAATATCCATCATCATAAATTAAATCTGTTTTTGATACTAAGGAATATGTATTATTTAATTCTTTAAACATAATTTCAACATTATCATAAAAAACATGGGTATCATTTTCTTTATATGTAAAAATTGTATTTTCAGTATCTATTCATTGTTGTCAAGTTATCCCTTTAGGAAAAGAATAAATATCTTTTCGAAAGGTTATACGACCTATATCTCCGTGTCTAATAGTTTTAATCAATCAATCATTGCCAAAATATATTGTCTGAATTATCTGATTTCCTAAATAAATTTTTGATTGTCTATCTAGCCATATTGGTTCTGAAACTGGATATATTTTTACTAAGTTTCATACTCCTGGTATTTCCAACACATGAGATGACGCCTCTTGACTATCATTAATAACGTTTGTTACAGTTCCAAAATCACTTGGCAATTGATATGTAGATAAACTATCCATAACATGCCAACCTCATTGACCAAAAAGAGTTTTATAACTACTAGAAGCAGATGCCGATTTAGGATATCTAACAAAAATCTCTTCTTCTGTATGGTTGACTCCTGTTGTAAAACAACTAATTGATCCATTCGTAGTAGTAATAATCTCTGGCCAAACTCCTTCTCCCTTTCCCGCATTTGTTGTTCACCACTCTACAGTAGTATTTGTTTTTGGAAAATTACAATGGAGAATTTTTCCAGATAAATTATCTCCAACCTGAATTCTTCTATATTGTTTATAATAAAGTCTAAATCTAATAGTTTTATATGTTGTCCCTATAATATCAGAATCATAGGTATCGGGATGATTTTTACATAAAATATATCCATCAAAATTTTTTTCATATGCTTTAACCACAACTCCTCCAGTCTCAAACTCTATATCTCTGTTACTTTCACTAGATAAATAGGAAAAAGTTCCATCTGCTTGCTCTTTATAGTAATCTGTATAAATATTAGAATAAGAATCGGGTTTTATAGGATCATTTGATGCCATATTTACTCACCTACCCTTTTATAAAATATAATGTGTTAGCATCTTTAGTTGTTAATTCATCATATTCAGATTGAGTTAAAGTTTTAAATTTCAAATCTCCTAATTTCCCATTAATAGAAGTTATTTTGTCATTTAAAACTTTTCCTTGAGCTGCTGAAAGTCCATTTGTAGTTGAAGTAGATGTTAAAACATTTTCAATAGTATTATTAGTTGCTCCAGTTGCAATTCCATCTAATTTATTTTTGTCTGCGGAAGTCATTAATCCATGAGCATCAGTAGTAACATCATTATATGTAGTATCAGTTGCGGAAATTGTATTATTATTAATTTGAATATTAGTTCCTGCACTTAATATTTTTTGATATTTATTATCGGCTTCTGTTTTAGTATAATAGTCTGCATTTTCTCAAGTTGGAGCCTGATTTTCACCTTTAGATTTTAAGATTTGGTTATTAGTTCCTGCGGCAGTCGGTGCATATATAGTTCCAGTTCTACCAGCTTCACTTCCATTAATATTCATTGCAGTTCCATATTCTGGCATACAAATATCAAACACTGCATCATGAATATCTCCTGAATTAGTTACTGAAGCAGTTGGACCTGAAGTTACAGTTCCTACTTGAATAGTTGCCGCATCTCCTTTTATATCTCTAGGAGTTGGATTAGTTAAATTTCTATCATTAGTCCAACTAATAACCCCTTCCGCAGATACACTTGGAGTAAAAGTTCCTCCTGCTTCACCTTTCGGATACATACTAACTTCAAGTGTATTATTAACACTAATAGCTGAACCTAAATCATTTAAATCTGCATTTTTTGTCATTAAAGAGTTTGCCATTAAGCATTACCTCCTTTTGAAATTGCTTCAGGATATATAACTAATAATTTAGCTCCATTATCATCATAACCAATTAAAGTAATAGATCCATTATACTCAATTTCATACCAAAAAGTTTTATAGCCAGTATCGAATGCTGGACAAATTGTCTTAGTTTCATCAGAAGTTAAAACAATATCAATAGTATTACTATCTGCTTCAACTGTAAACTTTTTTTCAAATAAAACATTTTGAGCTTTATTTTGTTCCATTATATAAAATTTTATATAATCGTTTTTTTCAAATGTAGCATTATTACAAGCAATTTGAATATTTACTGCATCTCCACGATTTAAATATATATTTTTATTTTTAATCTTTAGCATATTATTCCTCCTTTTTCTCGTTTGATAAAGAATTTACTCTTTCTTTATATTTTTAAAAAATATATTAAAATTATTGACTATTTTAGTCCAAAATAAAAAAGCGTTTATCTTTAATAAACGCTATTCATTTATAGATTGATATCCATATATAGTTATAGTAGAAAGTACGTCTCCTGTATATTGCGCAGATCAATAAGCGCAAGCTGACTCTCCTATTGTATAATCGTTAGGATTAAAAGAAGTCTTAGTTGTCGTTGTTCCATTTATAGTTTCTGTTAAATATGGATAATGATTACTATCATAATGATAGTCTCAGCCACTATTCAAAATAATCCTATAAGTTCCAGGTTGAGTTAGATAACTTGAAATATCTATACTTGTAGTAAATTGTCATTGAGTATTATCTTTAGAAAAGGCATTTGGAGTGAAACCATTTGATCCAAAAGCTCCAACAATCTCTTGATCAGAGGTTTCTTCTACATTTGGATAATTTTCTCCATAAAAGACTGAATAATCATAACTATCAGCTGCTCCAATATAAGCTTTAATTGCTCTTGCTCGTGCTCAAGCAGTTTGATCTCCCAATACTAAATATCTAGTTCTTACACATAAAGAAATATAAGCCTTATCAACTGTAAAATTTGGGGGTAAATAAAAACTAATTCCACCACTTGATCTTTGAATATAACCTAAATAATCATAAGTAAATCCTGTAAAACCAACATCCTGAAAACCTGGAGAGGAAAACTGAAGCACAGAATAAAGACCATCTCCACCAACTACTTTTCCTCCCTCAGGTAGGAAAATATTACCACGAATATCTGCATTTGAACATTTCATATTTCCATATTCATCTATTTCAAAATTTCCAGTCCCATATTTAATAGTCGGTTTTGCTAAATCAATTTCCATCCCAGAACCGCTAGAATTTCCAGTATAAATATAATTTCCACCTTGAATTTTTGCACCTGTACTTGGATCAATTATAACCTGTCCAGATCCGGCTTTTCCAAATTTAGCTACTCCAGTATCGGCACTTAAATCAATAGTTCTTTCTCCTGATTTATATCCGAATAAACCATTTTCAATGGCGCTACCATCTGATTTCTGAACACTTCCCATAAACAATCCTGTAAAAGCATTATTACTATCTTTTTGTCCAGTTCCAATTTGCGGAGTTAGAATAGATCCACCATTATTATCAAGAGAAATACTGTTTCCATCTCATTTATTTAATGCTGCATAGCCAAATCTATTTAAGTATAGATAAACTGGAATATGAATTGAGCCAATTGCACTACCATCATAAGCAACAGTAATATAAATTGCATTATTCACGCATAAGCCATTATATTTTCCATTTGGAACATAATATTTTTGATTTTTTTTCGTATTTAGTCCAAAACCTTTTTTTGTTGCTAAATTTAAATTAGATTGCCAATTTGGTGCAACATATGTTTTTCCTTTAATACTTCATCCATAAGTAATATTTTCATTAACAGAAATATCATTATCTGCTTGATGGACATGAATTTCAAAAGGTGAAGTACTATCATAGGCTGGACTACTACCATCACTAGAATACATTACTTCTCTAAAACCAGATAAATCATCTATACTAATTGAGTATTCTGTCGTATTTAATCTAACTAAAGTTATTGGTATTAAAGCATAATAAGTATTATCATTCATGGTAATTTCACATTTTACTATATTTGCGGGACTATCATAAATATTACTATCAAAAGAAATTGATCCTGAATTAGGATCTATCACAAAATTACTATCATCTGAAATAAGTGATGTATATTTATTTTTTAACATCGATCATTTTATTTCTACGTTAGTAGAACTATCATCAATTCTTGTTCCACTTTGAGTTCCTTCAAAAATCTTTTCTCCATTTTCTCACATTTGAACTTTAAATCATTTATCCGTAGAACTTGGTGTTGTATAATTTAAAGTTGTAGTTGTTCCATTATAAGTACAAATAGGATATTGCAGCATTGCTGATTCATCAACTGTATTTGGAATTAATTTACATACGATATCAGTTCCATTAGTTCCTATTTCACCTTGTTTTATAAAAGTTAATGATGTTGTTCCCAAAATAATATGATCATCATACTGAACTTCTAAAATTATATTATTATTATTATTTTTAGAATAGTAGATATTAGAAATTGAAAAAGTTAAATTTGTAATATCTTTATATATTTTATAATTGTCATCTTCCTCATCAGGAGCTGCAGAGACAACTAATAAAGTATTTTTCTTTGGAACTTTTCATTGAATGTTTTTAGTTACTTCAATTATATTTCCAGTTTTATCAAATAGTGTAAAATCAAGAGGCAAAATGATTTGCGGATTTGTTAATGACCTACTAGTTGGAGCAACTCCATTTTCATTATACTGAAATACTTGATTTCCATTATTAATTATTAATCCATAATCAGTTAATTCTCTTTCTTCTGCATCAAAACTATTAGTTAAAATAATTACTCCAGTTCCTAAATAATTATCTTTATAATAGGCTGAACATTTATAAGTATTAAAATCAACTATTGTATTTGCTTTTACATTATAAAGTCTATTACCATCTGCTCTTGGTTTTGACTCATACTTGTTTATTATTTTATTATATAAATCTAGTTGTTCTTTTGCTTCTGCTTGTGTAATTAACCCTGCAGAAATAGAATTTTCTAAAGATTCCTTTCCGCTTATTGCATTATTATATTCATATATCTCATCTTGAGTTGTTTCTAATATTTTAAAATTATTATTTTTATCTATAACACTCCAAGAGTAAGTATAATCACTACTTGTTTCTTCTGTTTCATTAATTTGACAAATTAAATCCGTTACTCCATTATCAAAATAAAATTGAGTTCCATTAGTAGAAGTAACTGTAATAGTTTTACAATTGCTATCATAATTATACAATGTTATTGTTTTATTTAATATGTTTTCATCATAAACTGCAACACATTTATAAGACATTCTTTTTGCAGTAAGGTCTTTTTTTGAAATATAAATTATTTCTGTTGCGGGAATCCATTCTACTAATATAGGATTATTAGAACTATCTTTTTCAACTATATTATAATCGTTAAGACATTCCCATCCAGTTCCGCCATATTGGTTATAAAATGGACTTGCGGAATTAATTCTATTATTTTCTTTAAATCAATAATATTTAATTGATTTTGTATCATTGTTAATTAATCTTCCTTTTATTTTTAATTCTGCTTCTATTGATCTTTTGGCTGTTGCCGCCTCATTTTCTTCAAAATAAATTCCTTTTTTTGTAATTAACGAAAGCGTATAAGTATTTAATTCATCTAAACTAATTTTATTCGCCCCTAATATTTCTACTTTTGAAACAAAAATGTCATTTACAAAATTATCTTCTAAAGTATTTGGAAAATCATAAGCAAAAATTGAAACTTGTTCTATTCTCTCAAAATTTGTATTATTTATTTCATAGATTGCAGATTGTCTAGTAGCTGAATTAAAATTATAAGGATTACCAGACATTTCGTTAATATCTACAATATAATTTTTTGAAACTTCTTGACCATTATTATCTTTAAAAACCAACTCAAAATTAATTCCATAATTACCTTTGTATCTTTGAATCGCGTCTAAAGATGTTTTAAATGAGGCTCCGCATATAATAGTTGAAGTCTCTTTAATATATTCATCAACATCTTTTGTATTTAAGTTAATTAAATTTATATTATCAGAAAAATCATATAATATTTTTGAATCAGTCTTTTTATAAGAACATAGTTCAAAAACAGTAGATTCATTTTCTACACAGTTTTTTCCATATATATTGTAACTATTTTCGCCTTCTATAGTAGAAACATAATTTGCACCTAATGCATCAACAGAACCAATAATTGTTTTATTCTGAGTAGCGTCATTTCCTGGTACTAAAACATAAACACTTGTTCCTTTAAAATAATTACTATCAAGATTATTTGAATAAGCATAAAAAGTGCTATCTTGATATTTCACTTTATACTTTCCAGTCGCTTCATCAACACAGCTAATAATAGTTGCTTTAATTGTTTTATCAAAATCTGCATGAGCAACTGCGCTATCTACAATAGTTTGAATAGCATTTATTAACTGATTTTCATAATCTGTACTAATCATCTCTTTACATCTCCTTTTTTCTCTATTTCTTTTTATATTTCATTTTTTTCTTTTTTAGATTAATAATATATACCCAAAATAAAAAAAAGGTAGTTTTATTAACTACCTTATTTATTTTTATGTATATGTTGCGTTGCAGCATTTACTAAGTTATTTAAAGCTGCCTCAATTTCATAAGTGCTAGATACATTAGGAAATGATGCTTCAATGTGAACATTTTGTTCAAGAGCATTTCCTGAACTTTGTATTTGTCCTAATCCTTGAGAACCAATATTAGATAACATATTTCTCATCATTGATACTGCGCTTAAAATATTTTCAGTATCTTGTGCATTTAAGACTAGTTCTTTTTGATGTAACATTGCAAGTTTTCCATCTGCGCTATTTCATTCTCCTGTGTATCCTCCAGTATCTAACCTAATAACTTCACCAGGATAGATAAGATTTGGATTTCCACTTCTTAAATTTCCTCTATTATTATTTCAAATTTCACTTCATAATCCACCATTTCCATATCTAGATTTTGCAATACCTCATAAAGTATCTCCTTTTCTTATAGTATAACTTTGTCCTCCAAGTCTATAATTTGAATATTGACCACTAGAACTTGAACTGCTAGAGTTACTTGAACTACTAGATGAACTAGATGAAGTACTTGCTCCAGAGGCAGTATTCTTTGCGGCTGCCGCTTGCGCTTGTCTTTGTTGTTCTTCCCAATATTTATAAGATGCTTCTGCCGCATTTAACGCAGCTTTTCTTGCTCCATCATATTGTGCAGTAAGATTTCTTAATGCATTTAATACATTATTAATTGCATCTACTTGTTTTTGATAACTACTAAATAAAGCATCATTATCTTTGACAAGTTGACCAGTTTTCTCTAACACTGGATCGATACTTTTAGCAACTTCTTCAAAACTTACTGCTGCAGCTTCTTGAAGTTCAGCTAAATCTGTTTCATATTGTTCTGTTGTTTCGGCTAATTGATTTAACGCATCTTCGCAAGTTGGAATAAAGCCACCTTCACCAGCAAATTTGTCAATCATTTCTTGAATACCATCATTTCATTGAGGTATCATTTGATCCATCAAGATTTCTTGCTCTGCTTCCGCCAATGTTGCATATTTTGCATAATCTTCATCATATAAATCGGCAAGTTCTAAGAAAGTAGATTCATGAAGTTCTTGTTTTATTTTTTCATTATCTCTTACAATACCATTTATTAATTCTTCATATTGTTGAGTTATTAATAGTTTTCTAGCTTCCCTTTGTTCTGGATCGTTAATCTGCATAGCTTCAGTCATCTTTTGTTGATATTCTTCCCAAATTGCATACATTTCATCCAAGTTAGATATATATTGTTCTTTATCAAAATTATATAATTGATTATATAAATTAGATAATTCACTTTCTAATTTAGATGTTTCATCTTCATCAGCAGTATATTGGTAAGAGTAATTTCCTTGACTATCTCTTCTTAAACGCATTGTAGATTTATTTTGTTGAGCTTCTTCAAGTTGTAATCTTTTTACTGCAATTTGATATTTTAAATTTGCTCTATCTAAATCAGCTTGGCTTAATTTATCTTGAGCTTTCAAAGCTTCTACTTGCTCGTTCATTAATTTAGTTAATTTTTGTTGTCCTGCTAAACTACTTGTTTTATCAATAGCATCTAAATATTTTTGTTGTAAAGTTTGAATACCATATTGACTATTAATAGTATCTAAATATCTATCTGCATTTTTATTAATAAGTTCTCATTCTTCATTAATATAAGCAAGTCCTTTACCATTTGTTAGTTGATTATTTAAATTATCAAATATTGCGTTAATTGCATTTAAATATTTATCTTGTAAATTTTCAATAGCATATTCAATACTTGATTGTCAATCATTAACTGCGGACATCCAATTGTCTCTAGCTTTTTCTCATTCTTCTGAACTTTCTTCTAAGACTGTCATTTGTTGTTCTCAGAATTCTACTTGTTGTTTTTGGAAATCTAATCTACTATTAAAGTTTTGTTCTTTCTTTGCATAATAATCTTCAAGTTTAGAATATGAATCTTCACCAAATACTAATTGAATTAATTTCATATCATGATCTAAAGTATCAGATAATTGTTCATAAGCATCTAATTGTTCTTGCATTTGATCACTTATATCATCTAAAGTTTCTCCTAAAGATTTTTCTATTTCATCTATAATATCTTCAATATCAGTCAAATCTGACATAGTTTGTTCATAATATTTTTGCAAATCTTCAAGTGCTTGTTTTCTATTGTCATCATAATAATCTGCGGATCCAGTTGCATCCATCGTTTTTAATTCATTTAATAATTCTGTTAAATATTTAGTTTCTTCTTGGATTTTTCCTAATCCTTGTTCATCATAAAACCTATTTAATGAATTTAAATTATATTGTGCATTTCCAAGAATATCATCATCTTCAATTTTATCAATAACATCCTTTTTAAATTCTTCTCATTGTTTTCTTGCATCATCTAAATCTAATGTTACTTCAATTTCCATATTAAATGCTTGAATTTTTAAATCTGTAATCTTATCTAAACTATCTTGAATATCTTGTTTTAAACTATCAATATTTTTAACTGAATTGTTGTAATCAGTAATTAATTGTTTAAAATTTTCCCAACGCTCTTTAGCTGCTTCATCTTCAGTTGTTGCACTAGTGTATCTAGACTGTTCTCTATAAAAAGCTTCAACATAGCTTTGTTGATTAATAGATCCATCTGCATTTAATCCAACGCCATAACTTTGTAATTGACTAATAAATCCTTGTTGTTCTCCTTGTGCAATTCTTAATTTTTTATTAGTTAAATCTAAGTTTTTATTTAAATTTTGTATTTGCGCATTTATATTTTGAATTAATTCTAATCCAGTTAATTTTTCTGTTTGAGACTGAATTTTTTTCAATTCATCATTAGTTGATTGTAATTGAGTATTAACTTCTTGATAGATATCCGCTTTGTCATTTGAAGTGTTATATTTTGTCTCTTTAGAACTTCCGCCGCCAGCAGATTGTCCACCTTTATTTGCGGAAGAATAATTATTAAATGATCCTGTCGCTCTTCTTGTTATTGATTTTATTCCTTTATAAGAATTTTTTGAGTTAGAAGATAGACTTGGAACCTCTATTGTTTCTGTAATTGGTTGTGTTCCTTTTTGATAAGAGCTACTTCTCATCTTTAATGGAAATACAGAGGTTATTTCCGATTCGGTAATTGTTACAGGAACTTGTCTAGTAATTTTTTCTGGATGAGTTTCAAAATTTGCATCAAATCCCATTTGACCAAAGAATTCATTTGCTTCATCTGCAGTCATTTTTGCATTTTCTACAATTTCTAACATTTGATCTAAAAATGCTTTTTCATCATTACTAAATTGTGAACTATCTAATTTTGCTCCAACTTCAATATCAGGAATTTGTAGACCTTGAACTTGATTAATTAAATTTTGAACTTGAGTTTCATCTAATCCATTATCAACTGCAATATGAGCAACCATATCAACAGCTAATGCTTTATGCAATCTGTCAATGGCATCTGCGTCTCCGTCTGCCGCTTTTTGTATATCTTCTAAATGATCTTGTACAAATGTTTCAGAAATAAAATCTTTTTCTGTATCTAATATATCAGCTAAAGCATCTTGCATATCTGTTAAAGCATCATAATATTCTTGGCTTGTTCTAGAACTAGTCTTTAAGATATCAATTCATTCTTCTTGTCCTTTAGCTAATTTATCAATTCCTTGATTCATTCTCATGATGCCTCTTGTAACAACAACAGCGGCCTCAGCCTCTTCTGTCATACTATCTGCAAGATTATCTGTTTCATTAGCCATATCCATTAAATGTTTAGCATAACCCGAAAATTCTTTTTCATCTAAGCCTAAATCTTCTGGACTAGTTTCCATTGTATTTATTGCATTCTTAACGGCTGCTTCAGGATCTCATTTATAATTTTCTTCTGCTGCTTTTTTAAAATTTTCTGCAAATACCTGTCCAGAACCAAGACCTAATGTCTCCATTTCTGTATCTGTTAAACCTAAAGCTTCTTTTCATTTTTCTCCTGAGAAATTTTCTAATTTAGCAATTTCACTAGGACTAATTCCTGCAAATAAAGCGTCTGTGTCTAATTTTCCTCCTGATGAAATAGTACTTAAAATACCTGCTTCCAAATTAGTTCCATATTTAGAATCAAAAGATTTTGTATCAATGCTTTTTGTTGCATTTATAATACTATCTAAACTATTTTTATCATAGTCTTTTAAATTATTTTGAACTTCTTGATTTATTAAATATGCTCTTGCATCGTCATCTTCTACTGTTTGAGCATTTCCTTCTTTGTCTAGATAAACTGCTTTATCGCCAACTTTGTCTTGAGAAAGTGTTCAACCTCTTGCATCAGCATAGGATTGATGAACCTCATCTTCATTTCCGCCGCCAAATCATTTATCTTTATTTCATTTTTTCTCTGCTTCTTTTCTTAATCTTTCTTCAACATCTTCTGTTAAACCTTCTCCATATCTTGCGGATACGGCAGCTTTTTGTTCATCTGTTAAACCTGCATAATCTTTGTTATTTTCTAAAGAGTTTTCTAGACTTTGTTGTAATAACAATTTATTTGTAGCATTTAAATCAATAGTTGCTGTTGTTAAATCTTTTAATTTATCACTATGTTCTAATAAAGTTCTTTTTTCTTCATCTGTTAATCCAGATAATTTATTTAAACTTTCTTCAACTTTTCCTAATGCAAAAACCTCTTCTCCACCATCAGCGATTAATTGGTCTATAATTACACTTAAATCATCTGTAGATAAAGTATTTTGCATAGATTGTTTACCAGAACCTAATGCAGCTGGCATTCCAAGTCCTAAAGTTCCAAGTGAAATTGCCGTTGTTGCAAGTGCATTCTTTAAAGCTTGTTCATCAATATCTAAATCTACATCTCGTAAGAAATTTGTATAATCTAATTTTTGTTGTGCGCGATTTGCATTAGCTTGTGCTAAACTTGATGCTGCTTTTGCAGAATTCATTTTTGTCTTTGAAGCTGCTAAAAGCTCATCTTGAGTAAATTCTGTTCCATCTTCTTTTTCAAAAGTAATTATACCATTTTTCTTAGTAGCATATTTTGCTAATGAATTATCAGCTTCAATAAGCTCCATTGCTGCTTCGTTTGCTGACTTTAAGGCTTCATTATATTCTTCTGTTCCTGCAGTTAGATCTTTTAATTGTTTAATACCTTTATCATATTTTTCAAAAGCATTAGCTAATTTTTCATATTCTTCTGTTGCTTGAGTTGCGGCTTCTGCTGCAGCTTCTGCCTGTTCTTTAGCTTCTTTTGCAGCATCCGCATCTTCATTATAAGCTTTTACAATTGAATAAATAACTCCAACTAAAACTGCTGCAGCTGCTGTAATACCTAAAATTATTGGTAATACTGGTAGTAGAGCGCTCCAAATTTTTGCCCCTAGCATACCTGCCGCTTTTGCTGCTGAAACCTCGCTCGCAGTTAATCCTAACATAGCTGCTACAACACTAGGAATAATTTTTACTGACTTTCCTATTAATTGTAATCCATTTACAATCATTGGAATACTAGTAGATAAAGCCATTATAATTTGAGTTGTCTTTTCTGCAGTAGATAAATCCTCATTATCAAGAATATCTTTTAAGTTACTTAGTGTATTTATACCCATAGAAAGTTGACCAAATGCGGCCGTTAAATCTACTATTCCTTGAACTCTATCCTTAAAATCTAATTTTTCATTGAATTCATCAACTTTTTTATTTGCACTTTCAACAGCATCTGCCAATTGTTTTGTTTTTTCCTGCCCTGTTTCAGCATCTCATTCTTCTTTTATATAAGTATTTATTTTACCTTTTACTTCCTCATAATCTTTAAATAAATTCATTTTTATTTTTTGAATTTTTTCTAATTGTTCAAAAGTATTTACGGTAATCTTAGCTTCTTCTTGTCCTGTTTTTTTATTTTCTATGTTTCCAATTCATTTTTCTTTTCTAGTAAGTCCTTCTACTCTATTTTTTAATTCTCCTGCAGCTTTTAAATTTACTTCTCCAACTTGGTCAGTAAAACCTTCAACGTATTTATAAAGGTCTTCTGCTAAAGTTCTTAATTGAGTATCCGTATCTTGAACAGCTTTTCCTGCTGTATCTCCTACCTTTGTTCCAAATTTACGTGCTATAGTATCAATCTTTTTAAAAGTAGCTTCTATAGCTTCTTCAAGGTCGTTAGCCTCTTCTAAATCATCTTTTAAAATTAAAATCTCTTCTTCACTTATAGAATAACTATCTTCAGTATTGTTTGAAACGCCAAATCCTTCTTGAGTAGAAACCATTCGAGCATATTCAATGGCTTGAGTTTTTGCTCTTTCTCATTCATCTGCAAGTTTATTTACTTCTATAACTTCTTGAACTAAACTAGTAGCCTTAGCCATCTCCTCTTTTGTCATAGAACTTTTATTATCTGCAAATTTATTTGCTGCTGCTAAACCTGCTTGATAAACTCGATCTGATAATGCTGAATTAGAGAATTTTTGAGCTTTTAAATATTCAATATCATTAATTAGTGCTGCTGCATTATTCTTAGCCACTTTAAAATTAGTTATAATGTTAGAAATTCCAGTTGCAATTTGAGAACTAAAGACTTGAGTTCCAATGCTTCCGAACATTTTTAACATATTTGCGCCACCACCAAGTGATTCTACAAAATTCGCAAAAAGTGTTACTAATGAGGTTGCATCATCAATAAGATCATTCATGCCTTCATTATCAATAAATGCATCCATAACACGCTCTGCTGCACTTCCTAATTGTTCTAAATGAGCGCTAGTGCTTTCCATATAAATATCTTGTTGTTTATTTAATGTTCCTGCAGCATTTGTGGCTCTTTCAAGGTTTACTTCCATATCAGACCAATTATTCATTAACGCCATTAATTGGTTATATTGACGAACTCCTGCAACGGATTGTGCTAATGCTACTTGTTGATCCTTAGATAAGGTGCTTCATTTAGCCCCCATTTCATCAAGAATATCATCCATTTTTTTCAATTCGCCATTTTGATCTTTTATATTAATTCCTACTTTTTCAAGCGCTTCTGAATAAGTTCCTATAGTAGTTCCATCTTCTAATGTCTCTCCTAATTCTAAATCTTGAATTCTTGAAAATAATGTTTTTAACGCTGTACCAACAACATCTGCGCTTTGTCTTGTTGTTGCAGTAATAGTTGTTAATGCAGAAGTTGCATATTCATAACTTAAACCTACTGTTTCTGCAACAGAAGAGAATTTTTCTAAGCCTGCAGCAATTTCATCTGAACTAGATGCAGTTTCTGCTCCTAGTTTGGCAAGAACATCTGCATAATATTCAATTGTATGAGAACCATCTTCAAAATTATTCCAAATTGCTGTCATATAATCTGAAACTTGATTTGCTGCTTCTCCAGTTACATTTGCCAATTTTAAAGTTGTATTGGTTCTCTCTGTAACAGCATTTCCTTCTAGACCTTGTTGATAATATATTAAAGCTGCTTTAGTATAGTCTAAAGTTGATGTTCCAAGATCTTTAGCTGCTCTATTAGCATATTGAGCAAAACGTTCCATTTGATCTGCCGTTTGAGAAGAAACGACTCTAATAGCATTTAATGAGGAGTCTAATTTTTTAGTATAATCCCAAGCTTTGCCTAACGAATTTGTCATATTATTCCATATACTAGAAGAAATTCCTCATTGTACTGTATTCTTAAAGGATCTTGCCATATTATCTAAAAGTTTACTAGATTGCTTCATTTGTAAATTTGTTGTTAGTAAACTTGTAGAAAGTCCTTGAAATGCTTGAGGCCCAATTGTTTTTATTTGCCCTAATTTATTATAGACTTTGTCTAAACCAATATGATCAATAGAGTCTCTTAATTTTGTAATATTATAAGTCCCTAAATCTGCATTAAAGGCATTTCGCAATGCATTTTCAACTTCTTTTGCAGTGCTTTTAATCGACATCAATTCTTTAACAGCATCTTTTCCTTGTAACGAAGATCCCATTTTCTCAAATTGAGTTGTTGTTATTGTTTGTATTTCCTGTAATGCTTTTTTTACTGTGTCTAGACTTTGTGTGTTAGTTTCAAAATTAATTTTATAATTAATTTGATTTGCCATAATCCTTCTTCCTCCTTTATTTTTTATTATAGAAATATTTTTCTCATAAAAAAAACTCCTTTATTATTTATATATAAATAATAAAGGAATAAAATTATCAATTCTTGGCCTATGCTAAAATTTAAAATTCTTGATTATTATTAATAGCTTTCGCAAAACTAATTACATTACTAACATCGGTAGTATTAATTCCATTTATAATATCTGCTGCTTTTTGCGCATTAGCCGGTAATAATTCAATAAAATCTCTAAACATGCCAGCTGCAGATAAATTATATTTAAATCAATTTTCAACTGATTCTTGCGTCATCTTTCATAAGTAATTGTACTCTTCATCTGGAATAGCTTGAACTATTTGATCTATATATCCATTACTTTCAAAAGTATCATATAATTTTCTTTCATCATTTCTTTGGCTTTCTGAAAAACTAATATTTGTGTATAAATAAATAATATTTAGATTAAAATACATTTCTACTTCTAATGGATTATATATTCCCCTAACAACTGATTTTTGTAAAACACTATCTATTAAACTTTCCTTTTCTGAAATAGGTAAATATTGTTTAATTTCTATTGTTTTCTCTCCAATAGAAACCTCTACTGTTTTTTCAAAAGGTTTTATTTTTAAACTTGAATAAGTAACTTTTGCCATTTTTACACTCTCCTTTTTCTATATAAATTATATCAAAAATTTTTCTTTTCGTCAAATTTTATTGTTCAAAACGACTTGCGCTTATTGTTATTCCTCCTAAAGGATCTCCATGTCAATTAAAGTTCTCATCAAAAATATCAGATAAAATACTTGCAGCACTTTGAACATAAATATTATCAGTACTAGGATCATTATAGACTAAAAATCTAACATTTTTATATGAAGAATTTAGAATTACTGTTCCAGCTCCGGTCAATTCGTAAATATATTTTAAATGATACATATGATTAATTACGTTTTGATTTCCTTCATTTACTTTATTTCTTCCTGCATAAAATGCTGCTTGAGCAGTAGAATGACTATATCCTAAGTCTTTTAATACTCCATAAATAGCTCTATAGGGATTTATTGCCTTACCTAAATGAATAGTTGGATATAATTCTTTTAATTTATCCATGTTTCCTGTTTGTTCATTATAAGTATAAGTTCTATAACTTTTCGCAGAAATAGTAACATTTTGTAAAAGAGATTGTATTCTTTGCATTTTTGCGTTTTTTATTGCTGAAATATCTACCTCTACTCCTTGAATATCGGTTTTTATCTGAACTCTTTTAAGATATAGATCATTTGTCTTTGTCTTATTATTTTTAAAAACTTCTTCCTCTGAAAGACCTTGTGCTAAACCTTCTTTTAATTTATTTTCCATTTCATGAGTTATTGTAGTTGTTCCTAATTTTTGTCCTGTACTAATTTCATATGATCCTAAATCAATATTATCTCCAAAAGATTTTATTAAAACAGCTTGAATAATACTTTCTAATTCTCGCTCGAAATAAAAACCTTGTTGATAGGAATAGCCTGTTCTTCTAAATAATTTATTAATTGCTCCACCTGAAAGTCCATTCTTTTTTAATTGAGTATCAATTTCTTGAACCAATTCATTCATAATAGCTCTATCAAAAATATTTTCTTGTGGATCTTTTCCACTCGCAATATCTTTTAAAGTGCGGAAAAAAACTTGTAACTCTTTTGCTTGACCAATATCATCTTGTTGTTTTTTTATATATTTAGCATATGCAGCAACATGAACTCTATTCAAAAAATTTTCTACTGGAATATTACTTTTATTATATTTCATTCTTTTCAACTCCTTTAATATAATGAAAAAAGAGGGAGATCATCTCTCCCTCTTTTAATTTATTTTTAATTTTAACTATACTGAAAATGGAACTGAATCTAAATCTTTTTTAGTTACTTCATCTTCAACATATTTTTCAGTTTCTTCATGTGGCATTACAGTTTTTAATTCTGATGATCCAGCAGTACTATCTTCTACAACTTGGATTACACATAAAACTTTCTTAGTTTTATCAAACATTGTATATCCAGGGAATGCATCCATAGTGAATGTGAATGTAGAAGGATCTCCTGTTGCAGCCATTGAGAATGTAAAGTTAGATTGGATTTTTACATTTGGTAATGTAATTTCAGCTGGCATATCTACACCATCAGATTCTCTTCTAAATAATGTAGAAGCCTCAACATAATAATATCCAGCAAAGTTTGATGCATCAATAGTTAATTCAGAAACTTTTGAAGCCTCTTTAGCCATATAGAAGTCAACAAATACTGTTTTTCCTTTTGCGCTAGTAGCACCAGTTAAAGTTTTTCCATCACTATCTACGTCTAAATCTGTTAAAAGTTCTCCTGTGATAGATCCATCTTCTTCAGTTATCATAACGAAGATAGGTGCAGTTCCATCGATTTTTTCTTCAGCAGCTAAAGCATCTGTTAAATCAATCTTTCCATCTTGACCAACTACAGCATTAGCAGTAGCATGAACGTGAACTTTTTCAGTTGTTCCTTTAAATAATCCAGCTCCTGATAATACAGCGAATCCAATTGGACTTAATAAAGCATCTTCAACAGTAAATGTTAAAGTTTTTTCACCTTCCCAAGCGATTAATCTAGTATTTCCTTTTCCACCTTGTGCGTAAACAGTAGTAGAAGCACCTTCTAGTGTAGAAGTTTTAGCTGTATCGATGTATAATACTGGTTGACCTTTTTTGAAAGTTGTGCTACCAATTTTAGTATCAGCTTTAGCTTTAAATACTACGTCGCATATTTCACGTACTCCAAATTTCATATTAAAATATCCTCCTTTTGATTTTTAATTTTAATTATTTGAATGAACACTTTTCATTCAATCTTCGGGCTCTTTTGTATCTTGAGCCCCAGCAAATTTGCCTTTTACATAAAGATCATAACTAGTTTTTAATTCATATCTCTTTATTTGGTCAAATAGCTGATAAATCGTATAATTCATTACAGAATTTATATCAATAGATAGTCCAGTTGAAATAACTGAAACATATCTACCAATGATATCAAAATTATCATTGGGATTTTTTTCTGCAAGGACTTGATGTCGTTTTTTTAATTTTTCAGCGATCCTTGCGGCCATGGGTCCATCAGGATTAAAATCTTGTGGAACTCCATTTGTGTCTCCAAAACTAAACATTTGTTTTAATATGTCTTGGAATTCTTCAAAATTATTGCTATTTAATGAACTTTCTTCATTTTCTTTTTTTAATATGATTGCTTTTTTTGTAAAAGTAATTTCATATTCTGGAAAAAGTAGCATTAAAACCATCTGTATGCAATTCCTATTTTTTTGCATTACCGCATTACGCTCTTCTAGTATTGCTATTAATATATCAAAATTTGTTAGTGTCTCTAAATTAACTTTGTCCTCTTGAGATAAAATATTTTTTGAAATAATTAACATTTGATATCCAGTGAAAAATGTATCTTCACCTAAATAAGCAATTTCTTTAATTGTAGGGTGATGAATAGTCACACCAGAAGAGGTAAAAGGAATATCATTACCAGAAAAGAGTAGTAATGGATCCAATTTCATTATTCTGCTGGAGCGATCTTATCATCATTACCATGTATAGCTCTATAACTCAAAGTATATCCAGATAATGTTTCATTTAAAATTAATTCGTTGCATCCAATGAAATTAAAAGTTCCAATTCCAGATAATTTTGCATTATTTAAAATTCCATCTATATAACCTGCTATTTTTAAGGGTCTTAATCTATAATTTCCAATATCTCAATAATCTGTATAACAAATAATATCAAATGTTATTGTACAGTCCCTATAGTAAGGATTATTTTCATTTGTTGTATAATTATCAGAACTAATAATTAAATATGCTTTTACTTCATCGTGTTCTTCTATCTCAATTTTTGGTGATAATCTAATGTATTTATCTTTTATTAACTGAGAAAGAGTTGTTTGTTGTATTTTATTTAAAACTACTTCAGAATTATCTTCTAAACAATCTTTTGTGTTTATTACTAATAATCTTTTTAATATATCGCTATATGGCTTACTTTCTATAAATAATTTTTTTAAAATCATTTCAATATCTTTTTCACAAGATAGAAAAGATGAATTAAAACGATTTGCAGTTAATATTGTATCTCTTTTCATTTTTATACTCCTTTTGTCTCTATAAAGATTCTATTGTAATCGGCAATTCAATAGCATCTAAACCTTCTTTATTATATTTTAAAATAAAGTTTCCACTTCTTCCAGATGTAATTTCAATTTTTATAGTGGTTTGATTATTTTCTCCAATTATTTTTGCTTTATTGGCAGAAATTTCTCAAATTCCATCCTCTATGCCAATAATCTTATACTCATATTCTTCATAAGGATATACTATACTAGGTCCTTCAATGTAAATATCTTTTTTTTCTGGTTGAATTTCTTCTTTATCTTTTTCTATTTCTTTTTCAATAGAATTTCTATAAGTTTCTTTCAATGATACTTCTATAATACCTTCTGTAGCAATGGTGTCAACAGCTTGAACTTCCCATGGTAATCCATCAATTTCAATTTTTGTAAATCTATGGAAATAATCTAATGTTTCTTCATTTTTAGTAATATACATTAATAAAGTATAATTTTCCTTATTAAACATCTCTAAATTACCTTTTTGCCACTCTATTGCAAGTTGTTCAGGACCTCTTACATAAACATAATATTTTTTTCCGTTAATTTCCACTGTTTTATTGCATTTTCTAATTTCAGATCTAAAATATGCAGTTTCTTCTAGCCTTTGTAAATAAACTAATCATTGAGATCCATTTTCTTTTCAAGTAAAGACATCTCCAGCTTTTAAGTTAGTAGGAACAATTCCTTCAGAAGTCTTTCCTTTTTTAGGAGCGTTCAAACATATATCTTCAAAAGGAATTGAAAGAATTTTATTATCATAAGTATTTTTTATTTTATCGGGATTAATTAAACATTTAAACTGGCGGCCATCCGCAAGAATTGCAGTTGCAGCTTGATAAGATGCGGTCATCGCTTTCTTCAAACTTTTTAATTTATCTGCATTCATTCTTGCTATTTGCGCAGTTCCACCAGCATAGTTTAATCTAGTCTTCATATTTTCTAATGCTGTCATCTTATTCCTCTTCTGCGATAGAGTCTTTTAAAGTTTGAACCATATTTAAACATTCAAATATAGTTCTTCTATATTCATAAAAATTTTCATCATCTGTATATGTAAATAATCCCTCTAGTTTACATAACAACGAGAAAATTATATCTTGTTTTGTTACCATTAAACGGCTCATTCCGTAAAATTCTTCTATAATAGTCTTTAGCGGAGATTGCCAATCCACGTTTTCTTCTCTGTTTGGAAGCAGTTTATAAATTTGATTAGTTAATTTTTTAAGATTAGAATAAATTGCTTTATTATCTATTTCTATATTATTAATTATCATTTTCAACAGCCTCCATTATAGTGCCGAAAGTTGAACGCATTATACCTTTTTTATCTTTTATTCTTCTTTTATATAATCTTTGTAAATGGAAGCCCTCTTTTTCATAATTAGCTTTCATATTTTGAATTTTTGCCATATGATTAGCTTGAGAAGTAAATTTAAAATCAGAACCGCTATATTTCATTCTTGTATTTTCAACACTTGCTAACTGTATGCCTAATCATTCAACTATCATATAAGTTGATAAAATATTAATTTCTTCTGGAGTTAATTTTGAATTAAAATGTCCCTCATCATAAATTAAGGCTATAACTTCTTCATAATTGCTTTCAACACCTGAATATATACCTTCATCTGCTATAATAGTTTCTTCATAGTCTGTTATATCAAAACGTGGAAATTCAAATTTGTGAATAGCAGACATTAATAATTCTTCTAACATAGCATATGTATCTAATTCATTTAATTCCATATACATATCGTCAGTTACTTTTGATAAAAAACTATCATAAATTATAGAAAAAGGTGTAGTAGCTATATTGTTCATATTACACCTCCTAAATTATTTTGAAACAACTTTGTATTTTCCTGTTGCAATGGTAGTAGACTTTCTTACTGGTGAAGATTCTTCTTTAGTAGTTTCAGTAATAGCTGCAGCTTTCCTTGTTTTTGTTGGCACAGTGTCCTCTTCCATTGTAGCTTCGTTAATATTGATTGCGGAAGTAACATTAAATCCAGTTTTTTCTAATAACATTTGTCTCTTAGCAACATCGTTTAATTTTAAATCTACAGCTAATTTCTTTACAAGATTAATTATTCCTTCAGGAGCAAAATTTAAACAATCTTCAAATTGATCTAATGTTCCTTGTAATAATAATTTTTTAACATCTTCTTCTGAATAGTAATATTCAGGTTCAACCTCATTAAGAAGCTCATTTACTGCATCTTCATTTTCAATTACTAAGTAATTTTTTAATATTTGATTTCCGCCAGGAATGTAAGATAATTTTCTCAATTCATCCATACTAATTTCTTTTGTCTCTCCACTTTGGAATGTACGATGTAGATTTCCTAAATCTGGAATTGTATATCCCACTGTTCCATTGTCTCTATTTGTAACTTTTACCATTAAATTTTTGTCTAACATAATAGACCTCCTTTTCTCTCCTTTTATTTTTTGCACTTTTTTATTATAATAAAAAAATGGGGAAGACTATCTTTGATATAGTCTTTATCAAAATTTAATAAGAACAACATATATCATAATAAGTCTTCCCCTATAAGAACTATCTAATTCTTATAAATTAGATAGACATATTAGTTTTTAAGCTTGAATTTACATAAACACAGATATTATTTGTGATTAATGTACCAACACCTAATTTTTTGTAAACTTGAACTTCTCTTGATCTGTCTTTGTTTACATATTCATCAACAATTGTATTTCCTTCAAATGCGATTTTAACTGGTTTGTCAGCTCCAACTGGAATGATATAAGCATATGATGGATCAATAACTTTAGTTGAATTAGTTTCATCTTCAAAAGATTGATTTAATACAACTACATTATGTCCTTTATAATTTGCTAAATATCCATTATTCCATCTTTGATTTTTCATTTCGCTAGAAGCCCATCCTTCAGCAGGAACCATAGTTGCAGCAAATTCGTAAGTACAATAAATTGTAGATCTTCCATAAGAATCTGCAACAGCAAGTAATCTATCCATAGTAGTTTCATTGAAACTAGTTTCAGTAGCTTTATTATAAGTTCCTAAATTTTCTACTGCAGCTTTTAAAGCTTTTTCGATTTCTCTATAGATAGCTTCATCTAGACCTTCCATAACTACATCTAATACATCTGCGAAATCTACTCTTCCATCTAAGAATTCTTCAAATCCGATTTGAGCAGCTCCACCAAATGCTTCAGTAGGAATTTCATAAGTCTTACCATCTAATTTAAATACTTCATAAATACCAGCTAAACCAACTTTAGTAATAAATTGTTTTGCTCTTCTCTTTGAGCTAGCTGTAACTCTTTGTGAGAATATTGGTTTGTCACCTTGAGCATAAGTTTTAATTTCAGCGAATTGTCCGTATTGTTCTAAAACTTTTCTAGGTAATACGTCATCAATTACTTCTTCGATTAATGCGAAAACTAAGTTTTTATTTTCACGATATAAAGCGTAAGTACCAGCGATTTCTTTTAATTCATTTCTTAATGTTTCATTTAATTCAGAGTAACTGAATTTGTCTTCACCGAATGAGTAAGCTACTTGTGAAGAAGCTTTTGCATTAGCAGTAACTTTTGCTAATTCTAATAAGTTTTCTCTATTTAATGCCATAATTCTGTTCTCCTCCTTTATTATTTTATTCTTACTACTTTAACAGCGTCTTGTCCATCAGCTAAAGTGTATCTTTTTGCTACTTGGAAGCAAGGTACATCTGTTTCTTCTCCAGTTGTAAGAATTCCATTAGCATTGATTTTTAAGAATGATCCTACAGCTGGGTCGATTTCATCGATCATATTAGTAGTATAAATATCTCCTATATTAATTTTGAATAATCTTGGTACCATTTTTCCATCTACGCTATCAGATTTCTTCATAGCATAGTCTCTATACATTTGTTTTCTTTCATCGTATAACTTAATTTCGTTAAAAACTAACATCCATTCACCTTTACCAGTTGTATTACAAGCATTATTAGCTAAATCATACTTTAAGAATTGTCCATTTTCTAATACTTCTAAATTTCCTTCATAAGGTAATTGAGCATAAATTTGAGCAGTTCTTTGTGCAGATAAATGGTTTGGTTCTACTTGTCCGTAACCAATTCTTTTAATGTTTGCCATAATTTTTCCTCCTTAAATTATTTTACTTTTTACTATTTCTAGTATTTTTTATTGCAGCGATCCACGCTGGTGTAGTAGGTTCAACATCATTTATATTATAAGTTGTAACATTTTCTACTACTTCTTCTTTCTTAGAAGTGTCTTCTAAATCAAAATTAACTCTCTTTCTTACACAGATAACAGAAAGCTTAGATTCAATTTCATCTAATGAATAATTTGATTTATTCTCAATAACATCTGCCTTATCTTCGTCAGACAACATATAGAAACTATTGATTAAAGCATCTTTCTTTTCATTATCGATTTGTTTTTTGAACTCAACAAGAACTTGATATTTTTGTTCAAGATCTGCGTAAGCTGCTTTAGTTTCTGCTAATTCAGTTTCCAATAAAGAATAAGATTTTTCTTTTTTGTCGCTTTCGCCACATTTATATTCTTTATCTTCATCTTCTTCTTCAGATTCAGAATCTTCTTTGCTGTCATTTGCGTCTTTAGATTCTTCTTCTTCATCTTTGTCATCTGCTTTAGTAAAGTTTTCTTGACTAGATTGATCTTCTATAGAATTATCATTTTCTGCTAAAACAGATTGATCTTCTGTGTCCTTATCTTCTGAACTTTCTTCAGTTTCAAGAGTAGTTTCTTCTTCAACTGTAGCTTCAGTTTTAATAGACGTTTCTTCAGCAGTAATTTCAGCTTCAGTTTCAACAACTTCAGATTCTGTTACTTTTGTTTCAGCTTCATCTATAATCATCTTTTGTCCTCCTTCTAATGCAAATTTTAGATCTTGCATCATAGCGTACAATGTTTTCTTAAAATTATCATCCATTTTAGTAAATGTCTTACTTACTTCTGGTGCGGTAATGCTTGAGCCTTCAAAGCAAGGTTCAACATCTTCACCTAAAATACATAACTTTGAAAATATTGCGTCATTTATTATGAAAAAATCCATACCAGTTTTACTATTTGTTGACCAATGTCCTTCTAAACTTTCTTCATCTAATTCCATAGATTGAGGTTTTCCACCTTCTACAACAGATTTACACTCTTCGTATTGACCTGTCCACAAATAACCTGTAGTCATTAGATATTCTCTTGTTGTTGTATTTCCAAATTCATCAACATCATCAAACTTTTGGAATCAAACTTTTGCGTCTGGGGCAACAAATCCATAAGGTCTTGTTAAACACTCAAATTTAATTCCTTCATCATCAAAAATCATTCTTTCGCCATGATCTGCAAAATCATCTTTCTCTTCTTTATAGTATCCAACAATTGGAGCCCCTCTAAGAGTCTTCGCCATTTCAGTAGCTACGTCTTTTGTTATATAACTATGGTTTCTGTTTTCACCAAGATATAAAACTTTGATTTCACAACTACTCATAAGCGGATTAATTTCTAGCGGTTGTAAATTAATAAACTCAGGAGAATCAATTGTTGCAATTGATTGATGCATCATATCTTCATCTTTCCTTTCTTAATAATTTATTCCACTTATATTAATATAATAAATCGTGGTTTTTTATTATTGACTTTTGTCCTATGTTTTAATTTTGACTTTCTTTATTTTGAATAGTCTTATCTGATACTGCTTCCCCTTTAGATTCATTGGTTGGCCTTCCGCCTTGATTATCATCTCCGCTATTGTTGGAATCTGAATTATTTCCTCTATTTTTCATAGCAGCAATAGATTCCGCATTCATAGTAGAACTCATTAAAGGTGGAACAAATAAGTTAACTAAATCTAATATATCATTTTCAAAATAAGCATTTGCTAGTATTGAACTTTGAGTTTGACCCATTGCAATTTGTGGTAACATCTTTGAGAAACCAACTTGCATTTGCTCTTTATACATTTTTGCCATTTCTTTATAATTATAAATAGTTGTAGTTAATAATTGAACTCTATAATAATATTTCTTTGGCTGTTTATTAAATTTATCGACCAATAAATTCAAGAATTCTTCAAATTGAAGTATCAAATTATATAATGAAGCTTCATCATTTAAAATTGACTTTTCAAGAGCTAAATTTCCATCTGTATTAAATTGCATTTGCGAAACACCTGCTTCATTATAAATAGATCTTTCCACTCTTTGTAAATCATCAGTTGTTGTTGATGCTCTATTATTATCCATATCCGCAACTTCTACATCTGCAAAAGTTGTTAAAACATCTATTCCAACTGCTTTCCCAAGCATATTAACAGCATTATTATGAAGTTGTTGAGCTTCATCAACATCAAACACTAAATCTCCATTTTTATCTACTGGCATCTTTTGAATTATTATTTTTAATAACTCTTGAGCCATTTTCTTTCTATCTATTTCTTTCGCATTATCTAAATCAATAATTGCGGGAATTACAGATATAAAAGCTGGAAAATCTTCTCCATTGATATTAAATTTGATTGTGCTATTAACATCTAATAAATACCATCCAGAAACATCACCTGCAAATTGTGGTGGTAATTTTCCTTCTTTATACATTAAATAGCCTTTTTTAAATTCTTGAGGAAACAAATTTAACATTTTCATTCTTTGAGTTGTTTCTTTAAAACAAATATCAAAAAACTTCATATTAAATTCAACAGCAGGACGTCCATTTACAGTAAACCTAGAACGACAGTAATTTGAAGGTAATTCTTGAATATTCATTTTTTGAGTGCTTGGAATTAAATATCCATAATAACAGCCATTTCTAATAACTTTTAATGCAACTTCACCAAAAAAGCGTTTTACATTAAAATTATCTAGATAAAGTAATACTTCATAGAATTTATCTAATACCTTATTTTCTGTTTTTGAGGTTTCCTCATTTATATATGGAGTAACCATCCAATCGTACCTATATAAATATGCCATATAACGACATAATCTAGAATAAATACCGCTTGTTTTGTAGAAAAAGTTAGATATTTCCCTCATTTGCTCATAATCACATTGATTAATTGCTCTTAAAACATATTCTTTGTTTGCCATTCTAGAATCTACTTTTTTAAGACTTCCTAAATCTAAAACGGCATCTTCTAATGTTTTTGCCCCCACCTTAATTTTTGAAAAATCAACATTATTATAAGGGAGGTCTGTTGTTCTGGTGTCACTTGCCATAGCAATTGAAAAACCTTTTTGTTTTATTTCTTCTTTTCTGTTTATCAAAATAGACACCTTACCTTTCATCTTTTTCTTACTCTTATAGTATATCATAAAATTTAGACTTTGTCAAACTTATTTTCATTATATTATTAAAAACCGCCTTGTGCATAATATGCTTTCATAATATAATCATAAGTTATTCTTCCTTCGTCTGTATAAGGAATTGCAATTAAAATAATATTATTTTTTTTACAATATATTCTTTTTTGCATATCATTATATTGCTGTTTTCTTAAACCTGCATATCCACCAAATTTACTTTTTGCTTCATAATGTTGGATACCTTGATATTCAATCAGAAATTCTAATTGACCTTCATCATCAAAGACTGCAAAATCAAATCTTAAAGGTCGACCACTATTAGTAACTAAATCTGGAAAAGAGTATTCTTCTTTAAAAGGAATACCATTTTCTTTTAAGATTTCTTCTATTTTTATTTCTCCTCGACTAGATCTCATTTTTCCTCCTGTCACTATTGCAAAGATATGATGATATACTAAAAGGTAGTTTAAAATATTTTTCCTAAAATATTTCTATTATAATATTAAATTTATTTAAACTTAATAGTCCAACTTTGACCAATATAAAAATTTTTTAGCCATTCGTATAAAACATCATATCCGCAATATTTCTCTTTTTTCTTCTTTTCTTTTTATCTTCTTCTTGTTTTATATAATAAAGTCCATATTCAAAAGCAGAAAATTTATCTTTTTTAATGCTTCTTGAAGATTGTTTTAAAATAATATTAACACCTTCATTTTCTTCAACCAAATTAAGCATTTGCTCTCTTAAAATTGTTGTTAAAGTAAAAGGCTTTAAATATTCTGCACGCTTATCATTATCCATTTGTTGTCCCATTTTAGTAGACATTAATTTTACTTTTGCTTGGTTCTCATCTATTAAAAACTTAATTTTTCCACTAGATAACTGAGTTTGAACATAACTATGAGCTTCTGTATTAATTGGCGCATTCGCCTTTATTAAATACATTGCATCTATTTCTGTATCTGCTGTTCTAAATTGTTTATAAAAATTCTCTTCATCATTAGAAACTCCAAAATTAGGCAATAATTCACCAGTCTCTGGATCTATTTGATCTTTTACCATAAAATCTACTAAACCAATACCAAGACCATTAGCATCTATAACAACTTGTCTAGCCTTATATTTATAAAATAATTTTTTAATATTTATTGCTTGAGCCTCAAAATGTTCTTCATCTCAAGTATAAAGATTAACAAGAGTCTTCAATGATGCTCCTTGAGCTTGCGGAGTTACCTTAAATACACAAACTTCAGATGTACATCCTTTACGACCAACGTCTATTCCTAAAACATAAAATGCTGATTTTGTAGATCTTCCACTATACTCATATTCAGGTTGTAATAATACTCTATGTTTATCAAACTTTTCTGCAGAGAAAAATGCATTTTCCGCATCTCCGCTTCATTCTGATTCATATTCTCTTGCAAATGAGCTATCATTATAAGTTCCATCAAGTTTTAATTCTTCAATAAAAGATTTTCGTAATAATTTTTCCATGACAGGAACTCTTCAAGTTCCACCCAATACAATAGCAGATCCAGGTTCTGTAATTTGTTGAATCAATATTTGAATTAATTTTTCATAAGCAAATGAATTTTTTCATCCAGCTGTTGTAACATAAATCTGACTTTTATTTACAGGTTCATCTTCTTGTCTACTACCATCTGCAAGACGCCTATCTACGTTCATTGTGGGAATAATAACTTCATTTAATAGCGTTTGATCAATTAGAATACACTCTTCCATTAATCCTCCTGTCGCACGCTTACCACGAGATGATTGTTGTGCGGCAATAATATCTAATTTACTACCATTTTTAAAAATATACTCAACCATATTTTTAGAAGCTTTTGTTGCTCCTCTTGATCAATCTATTTCATTTTTCATTCCTGGTATTAATTTACAAATTTCTTCTGCTTTTTCTCTAGCAATTCCCGCAGCCTGCTCTTTTCCGCCTGTAGTAACAAATAAGTGTGAGCCCGGATAAAGAATACATCTAATCATTAATACTAAAACAGATAAAAATGATTTTGAATAGGCACGAGGAAAGGTTGCATAAGCATACCTATGACGCATAACTGCTCTTAAAAATACTCTCTGATAAAAGAATAAATGGAAATTTTCTGGATTGCTTCCGCAAAGAAAATCTACAAATTTATCAGGATATTCTCTTCAATAAGCAACATAATCTCTTATTATAGGAATTTGCGCACGAATTCTTTCTTCTGATAAGCCTGTCTTTTTAGTATTTTTACTTTTAGAAAGTTCCATTAAATCTGCTAAAGCCATTATTGTTCCTCCTCAGAATTAAACAAATCTGCATCTAACATTTTTTGTTCTTCTATTGAATTATAATATTCTGCTATTTCCGCATCTTTTAATCCTTGAATTGCTTCTTCGTCAGATTCTGGATCGATAGTTTCTGTTTCCGCCATTTCTTTTTGAATTTGAATTTTCTTTAAAGCATCTTCTATCTGTTGACCAAAACCTAAATCTTGTGTAACTAATTTATATAAATAATTTTCCATGTCTTTTAAAGTTAAATCAACTTTATCTTGCGGAATATCAGTTTCAAATCTAGGAATATATCCTTCTCTTTCACACATTGCAACTAGTTCTCCAACGCAATCTACATAATCATTTTTTTCTTCTTTGTTTTGTGCAGCCGTGAATTTCGCAGATTTTCTTAAAGATTCAGATACTTTTGATAACTTTTGAAATCCTTCGATGTCTCCACAATCAAGAGCTTGATTCATTTTCAAATTTGTTTTACAAATTAAAATTAATGTATTAATAGTATCTGCATCTTGAATATCAAAAGAATTAGTCATTTCTTCATAACTTCTCTCTAATTCAATCCATTCTTGCGGTTTATATAAAGCTCCTCATTTCATTGCTAAATAAATCTTATCATCGCTTGTTAATTGTGCTACTGAATTATCTAATTGACTATTTACAATTGAAGTATTTTCATCATAATATCTATCCATTGTTGTGTTAGGTTGCATAATTGGCGCATTTACATATTCTTCATGTTGCGTTTGCGCACTAACCATTGTTTTATATTCTGCTTCTGATATTTCTCCTGCTTCAAATTTTTCTTTTATTTCTGCATCAAATGCAGCTCTTTCCGCCTCTTGCGCAGATCTTTTTTCCTCATTTAAAGCTTGTAATCTATCACTGTCAGCTCAGCCATAGTTTTTTCATTGTTTTAATTTCATTTTTGATAAATATTTACCAAAAACAGACATTCCATTTAAATTAGGATTTTTTGCAAATGCTCTATCTCTTAATACATCTCATTCAACAGGCACATAAGGAACATCCATTTTTTCTAATAACCATAAATAGGTGCTAGGATCTCAGTTATCAATATGCATAGTTAAACATTTTTTACACATTTCTGTTTTTTCTCCATTTTTATATGTGTAAAATTGAGTATCTTCATCAAGCATTTTTCCGCATTTTTGACATAATTTATTTGCCATTTTTATACCTCCTATTTACTCTTGTTTTTTCTTGCTTCCGCACTTTTTTCGTTTCTACATTGTTTACAAATGCTATAGAAACCATCTTTTGATGTGCTATTCTTTGAAAAAAATCTATTTGTTGCTAATTTAACTTGACCACATCTTGAACATTTTTTCCATTTTCCTTTTTCTTGAGTTGTATAGTACCACATTAGATAATTTTCTTTTGCCTTTTCCGCAATCATTTTAGGAATTTTATTTCTCCATAAAGAAGATAAATATTCAACAGAATGCGTTTGATTAAATTCTTTTTCTAATAATTCTTGAATTTCTAAATTTTGTTTTCCATCAATTTTATAAATAAGTAATTTATAATATAATTGATATTTATCATTATTTAATGTATCTTCTACTAAATTATCTAAATCTAACATAGTATAGTATAAATCACTACTGAATCGTCCTCAGCAATCTTCTTTCAATGCACTATAGTTGCATAAAAGTGCGGAGATATGATTTCAATTAAAAAAATTAATCATACAATTACTAGAAGGTTCTCCAAGTTCATCTATTGTGATATCTTCTCTTAAATCCATTTGAGATAATCCTCTAATAAAATTGCCATTATTTCCGCAATTTGTTACTATTGTATTTCTATATAAGTTCTTTATTACATATTGTTCTTGATGCATTTCAATAAGTCATTTTTTTAATTTAAATTTTTTCTTTCCTGTTGCTTTCTTTTCCATCTCTTCCATTATAGCAATTGACTCTTTTAGTTGCTTTAAAGCAGGTATTTCCGCAACATCTTTTTCTGTAATGGAAATTTTAGGTGTTAATAAAACGTTTTTATCATTTATCACCAAATTATATATACCATCTTCGCCATTTTCAAATTTACTTACTAATCCTTGATATGAAGTTTCTCTCTTATTTATTGTTATCATTCTATTATCTGTTACTATTTCTTTTTTCTTTTTTTCTTCTGGTGTCATAGCCATTACAATGTAATTAGCTAAAAATTCTAAATTCTTTTTATTATTTAATTGTTCTGTAGGCAAGCTAGCAACAAAATCAGCGCGCTCTTTAGCTGTTTTTAAACTATAATCTAACTTTGTATATTTTGTTTCAGGTTGATTTTGTTCCATTTTCATGCTCCTCTCTTTTTTTTAATCAATCTTGACCTTTTTTACAATTATATTTTACCATAAAATTTTTATTTTGTCAACCAGATTAAAGAAACTTTATTTGATACTTTTTAAAAAATATATTATAATATATATGTAAATAAAAAAAGAAAAGAAAAAATTTAATATCATATAAGATGGTTATATATCACCTAATACCTTTCTATATATAGCCGTCTTATATGATATTAAAAGGAGGATAAAATAAATGGAGGATAATTATAGTTTTATATCTAATAGGATAAAAATATTTACTTGTGATAAAGAAGAAATCAAGAGTATGTTCAAACTTGGGAATTTAGATATTTATTTGCCTATTTCCGCAAATTTTCTAACGAGATTGGGCTTTAAATTATTTTTCGGAATAAAATTAATGACTAAGAAGGGAGAAAAAGATTATGAATAAATATATTGCGCATTTCCGCACAATAGCAAAACATAAATTACTTGTAATGAAATTTTGTTTTAAATGTGGATTAATTTGGAGAGGTTTAATGCATGAC